GTCGGGCAGTACGTGACATGCGACGAATGCAAACATCATATCATCGAAGTGCTTGAACGCTTCACATCAACCGGACGGGTAAAATCATGACCAAAGCAATCTATAAATACCGCTTGCCGATGCCCGGTGGGTACATCGCATTGCCGGCGCAGATTGTTCCGAAGCATGTCGCCTATCAGGATGGCATGCCAACGCTATGGGCTGAAGTTGTTGACGCTCATGACGACACCGAAGCTGAATTGATCAACGTTCACTGTTTCGGTACGGGTTGGCACGGTATCCCCGATGCCTATGAATACATAGGCACGCTGATCGACGGGGGCGGCTTTGTGTGGCACTTCTATCATGATTGATCAGTGCCCGACATGCAGCGGTGATTGCAATGTCACCACATTCGAATTCAAAGGCGTCCGATATCGTCGGCAGATGGTTGATCTGGATGACAGTGTTAGATTTGGGTGTGCATGATGAACATCGGACGTATCGAAGGCGCAACGCGCGTGCTGGGGAAGTCACAGGGCTATATCGGCTTGCCGCTGCGGGATGAGGCTCGCAACCTTGGCGATCTGCCGCACATGCTGCATGTCATGGCTGACAGCAAGGTTGACGGTCCCGACACACCAACCATGCAAACGGTGTGGCACCCGACACCCGACGAAATGGAACGCATCGCAGCAGGTGCGCCGATCTATTTGAGCATCGTTGGCATCGCTCATCCGCCAGTGCAATTGATCGTTGGTGATTTGCCAACAGATGTTTGCCCGACATGCAGCGGTTGCGGCTATCAAGACCCGGCTGAAGGCATCACACCTTGCGAAACATGCAAGGGATCGGGTGGGGTGCCGCTATGACAAAACATAAATGGGTCAATCGCAAAACCACCGTGAAATTCGGCAACAATACCAAGCGCGTTGCTGAATGGATCGAATGTGAGCATTGCGGTGTGCATCGAATTGGTTATGTTGAGGGCGATAAATGCGTGAAAGTGTTAAAGCCCGTTGAATGACTTTTCAGCCCGATCTATTTGAATGGCTCGCCCGCCCATATGAACCGGGCGATGCCGCCCCATGGAAGCCTGAACCGCTCGACCATAACCATTGGCCCCCGGATTACCGGGGCGTCTTTGCGTGGCGCATGCGGCAGCTTGCACGCATGCGGGCTGATCCGGCATTCCTGCGCGGTGCGAAAGCCTATTATAAAACCCATCGGATCGAATTCATCTGTCATTGGCTTGACACATACGATCCGCGTCCGAAGGTGGAAAACCTATCGGGCATGAAGTGGAAGCCATTCGTATTGTTCCAACGGCAATATGAGGCGCTTCAATTCGTCTATGAGCTTCAGCGCGACCAAGAAGGCGGGCTGATCGAGAAATGCCGCGACGTTGGTGCAACATGGCTTGCGGTCAGTCACAGCGTCGTTGAATGGCTGTTTGAGCCTGATACCGCTATCGGCTGGGGATCGCGCAAAGAAGATTTGGTTGATAAGCTCGGCAATCCCGACAGCATCTTTGAAAAAATCCGCCTGCAACTGCGCCGCATGCCAAAAGAATTCCTGCCGGAAGGCTTCAATTGGCGTGATCATGCGACATTCATGCGCGTTATCAATCCTGAAAATGGGTCGATCATTGCCGGCGAGGCTGGCGACAACATCGGTCGCGGCGGGCGTAAATCCGTCTACTGGAAAGATGAAAGCGCCCACTATGAGCGGCCAGAACTGGTGGAAGCGGCGCTTGGCGACAATACCAACGTCCCGGTTGATATTTCGAGCGTCAACGGTCTTGGCAACGTGTTTCACCGCAAGCGGGAAGCCGGCGTTGACTGGTTCCCCAATCAGCCGGCTATCGAGCGCGGTAAGACCCGCGTGTTTGTGTTTGATTGGCGCGATCACCCGGAAAAGACACAGGAATGGTATGACCGCCGCCGCGCGAAGTGGGAAGCGGATGGTATGCTTCACATCTTCAAGCAAGAAGTGGATCGCGACTATTCCGGTGCAATTCAGAACACCATCATTCCAATCGAATGGATTGTTGCAGCGATTGACGCGCACAAGAAAATTCGCTGGATCGATGAAAACGGTGTTAAGCGGCTTGGCCTCAACGACGAACAGCTAAGCGGCTTGTGGGGCGCTGCAATGGACGTTGCGGACGGCGGCAAGGATCGCAACGCGCTCGCCAAGCGGCAAGGCATCATTCTGCGCTATTGCGAGGAATGGGGTTCGCGTGATGCCGGCGTATCGGCGCGCATGGTTATCGACAATTGCAAGCAGCATCCCGGCATCATCGTTCAGTATGACAGCGTTGGTGTTGGCTCGACTGTCAAAGCCGAATTCAATCGCCTGATCGATGACGGCACCATTGATATTGACAACTTCGAATTCGTCGCATGGTCTGCCGGCGCGAAAGTGCAACGTCCATTCGGACGGATCATTGAGGATGACGACGAAAGCCCATTGATTAAAGACTATTTCTCAAACCTGAAGGCACAAGGCTGGTGGGCGCTGCGCATGCGGTTTTGGCGCACCTATCAAAACATCGTTCATGGCGTGATGAGCGATCCAGATGAAATGATTTCGCTAGATAGCACCTTGCCTCGCATTCGCAAGATTGAAAAGGAATTGGCTCAGCCAACAATCAGCCCGAACGGTGCGATGAAACAGGTTGTTGATAAGCAACCGGAAGGAACAGCATCACCCAACCTTGCTGACGCTATCATGATGGCATTCTTCCCGCTCGACACAAACAGCGGTCGCGCACTATCCGGTAACTACGGCAGTTGACATGATCGCATACGTCGCTTATATGTCGGTCATCAACAAGGGATGAACTAAATGACCACTAGGAAAGTCGCCGGCAAAATCGACATGACGCCAACGTGGCGCGGCATTCTGCCATACCTGATACTCGGCATCGAAAACGGCACCGCTGAAGGTCGCAAGATCGCCATTGAAGAACTTCAGCGCATGGCCGATGCTGCCGACGCATTTAACGCGAGTGTGAAAGAATGAGCCGTTCGCGCAAAGATGGTCGGTGCGGCGGTGGACATAAGGTCTACAATCACGGCATTGCGGGCACCGGTTGGGATTACTGGTGTTCGCCCGTTGCAAAGCGCATTCAAAAGCGCAAGGCCAGTCGCGCACGCCGCCAAGACGATACACGCATGATCCGTAACCATCTGCGCCAAGCTGATATTGATTTCCATGATGAAATGGCCGATCTGGCGACATTGGAAGCGGAAATCAACCATTGGTTTGATAATGACGAACCAGTTGATGATTGGTGGATTGAACCGGAATTATATGAATACGATGACCCGGAAGATTATTACGATTTCGACTATGAGAGTGTGAACCATGGCTATTGCTAAAATCGGCCACGAATATCTTGCACTCGATATCAGCGACACCGATGCAACTCATAGTTGGTCGGTCTGGCGCGTCCGAACCATTCAGAACCGCAAGCGGTCAAGCGGCATTACAGTTCGCTATGTCTATGCGATCCTTGTCGAGAGTTGGACATGGGGCAAGCGCTCCACCAAGGCTGGTGATTACGGTTGGCTTGATCCGGTGCCTGAATGGTGCCGCAAGAAATGGCGAGCCGATGAAGAACCACGCGGTATCTTCAAAACCAAGAAAGATGCGATCAAGCATGAGTTGGCGACACACAAGAAATACATGTCGCCAGAAGATTACGACGATCCGGCGATGTTCGATCGCATCACAACCAAACTCGAAAATATGCTGAAAAGGGCTTAAGAAATGGGAAAGTATATCAATCCGAAGGATATGAGCAAAGAAGATTTCTTGCTCAAGCACGGTCTGAATGTGACACCAAATGACATTCATCATTTCAACAACTTCAATGGGCGGCGCTTGCCGGTGTGTCTGGTGAATAATGGCGGTTTTACCGCAGCGGCGATCTGTGACGATGCCCGCGAACTTGAAGCATTCACTTTCCCCGATGATCATCGCCCAAAGCGTTGGTTTTTGGTTGAGCGTACTAAATTGTCGGATTATCTGTGATGAACATTCACGAACACATCAACGAAAAGACCGAACTGGCAAAGACGTATGCTGAAGATGGCGCGTTTTTCTCGGCGGCGCGTGTGCTGAAGGATTTGGCCGGCGATGTGCATCGCCACGCGGATACATGCTTTCGCGCTGAGCAAAGAAAAAACAATCATCCCATCAAACGGGCCATTGACACCGCCCGGTGAACAAGTCTAAAACACTCAGACGCTAGCTTACGTCACCCCGACTGTGTGACGGCCTCGATCCTCTAGGGGATCAGTAGAAGCACCGTAAAATGATCGTGCGCAAACCCTAGGAATGGCGGGCGATCTAGTCGGTAACAGTCAATAAATTACGTGCTGGTGCTCTCCAAAGTCAGCGGCGCGTTAGGGGCGGAAGGTGGCATGCAAGCGCCGACCGCCCCAACCGAAATTCAGCCGTAACCAATCGGCAACGATGAGCCACCCATTAAGCCCCGCGACGAATGCGGAACCGGTGAAGTGGGTGGCGACCTAAACGGGGTTTGAGTGCTTGGCAGTCGATGACCGGAGAACGCGACAGCGCCGGGTATTGTGGGGGTGCCTACAGTCGAGCAAGCCGCCCCTAGAAAATTGTGAACACCCCGGCACGGAAGCCGAAAGGATCACATAGGCCCGGAACACCCCGCCCAACCTCAACCGTTGCGGCGGGGTTTCTGTTGCGGTATGGTCCCGGCAAAACATTCGATTTGAAGGATTACACATGGCACGCCGCCCGACACTCACAACTGCCGCCGCTATCGTCGCCGCATCGTCGGGCACCATCGATCCTGAAGCCGCTGCCGATATCGTTGACCCGCGCGCACTCAATGGCAAACCGGGCCAAACCGTATTCGGTGACGCTATGAATTTGCTCGACACCAAGTCAGTCGATAATGTCGCCATGTCGCCATATTGGCAGCTAGTCAGCGATATCATTGATGGCGCTGAAGCGATGCGCGCCCGTCATAGCGTGTATCTGCCGAAGTTCCCTAACGAGAACGCCGCAGATTATGCATTCCGTTGGAAGAATTCGAAATTCACCAACATTTATCGTGACGTTCTCGAAAACCTCGCATCCAAGCCATTTGCACAAGAAGTGTCGCTTATCGAGCCGGATGAAAGCAATCCGAAGGTGCCGGAAGAAATCCGAAAGTTCATTGAGGATGTTGACGGCAGCGGATCACACATGACTGTGTTTGCCGCTGACACATTTTTCAACGGCATCAACTCGGCAATCGATTGGATTTGGGTCGATTACGAGAAATCCAAAGATGACATGGTGCGGACCATTCAGGACGAAAAGGCACTTGGTCTACGCCCATTTTGGACGCATGTACTTGGTGCCAACATGCTCGATGTGCGATCGCGTGTCATCAACGGCAAAGAGCGCTTGACCTATGTGCGGTTGCAGGAAAACGAACCGGAAGGCAAGTACATTCGCATCATGCGTTCGGATGGTGAGATTGCCGCATGGGAACTCTATCGCGAAGTGCTTATGCCATCCGGCAACAAGGCACCTACTCGCTTTGCGTTTGTCGATACTGGACCAATCACCATCGGTGAAATCCCCATGGTCCCATTCGTCACCGGTCGCCGCAAAGGGCGCACTTGGCAATTCCTGCCGATGATGAAGGATGCCGCAGAATTGCAGGTCGAGCTATATCAGCAGGAAAGCGGCTTGAAGAACGTTGAAGCGCTGGCCGGCTTCCCCATGCTGGCGGGCAATGGCGTCAATCCGCCGACAACCGGTGCCGGAAAGAATGCCAAGCCTGACACGCTCGCCACCGGCCCGCAAACGGTGTTGTACGCACCGCCTCACGCGGGCGGCACTAGCGCCGGCTCTTGGTCATTCATCGCACCGCCTGCCGAAATCCTGCGTTTCCTGCTGGATCATATCAAGGAAACCATCAATCAGCTGCGTGAACTTGGCCGCAATCCTCTAACGGCTCAGTCGGGCAATCTCACGGTTGTGACGGCGGCAACGGCTGCGAAGAAAGGCAACAGCGCCGTCCAAATGTGGGCATTCGGTCTGAAGGATGCGCTTGAAAATGCTTTGGTGCTGACAGGCAAATGGATGAATATTCCAACCGATAAGTATGACCCTGAAGTCAACGTTTTCACTGATTTCGAGATTGATGGGCAGCAGACCGATGTTGCCAATCTGATCGAAATGCGGAAGAACCGCGAAATTTCGCTTGAAACATTCTGGCGCGAAATGCAGCGGCGCGGTGTGCTATCTGGCGAATTCGACGCTAAAAGTGAAACCGTCGCGTTGCTGGACGCCATGATTACCGATGAAGGCACCGAAGACGGCTTGACGCCGCCAGCCGATCCGGCCAATGATCCAGCCCGTTAGGCACATCGCCTGACAACCCCGCATGCCTGAACCCGGATAGGTGATGGCGCAACCGGTCGGATGACCAGAAGGATTGACTATGATAAAATTGAATATTGCCGCATTGCTCGCTGCAACTGCGCTTGCCAGTTTCCGCCCCTATGAAGGTGGCAAGGCTGGATGGAAAACCGTCAAGGCCAAGATTGGTGATGCCGAAGTTGACGTTATCGAAGTCAAAGACGGCAACCCGGTTTGGCTCGGCGCTGACGGTCAGGAAAGCACACTAGGCGGCGACACCATCGCCAACCTGAACCGTGAAGCTAAGACCCATCGTGAAGCCAAAGAAGCAGCTGAAGCCAAGCTGAAGCTTCATGAAGGCATTGACCCGGTGAAGGCGCGTGAAGCGCTTGAACTCGTTGGCAAGATCGATCAGAAAAAGCTGATCGATGCCGGCGAAGTGGATCGCGTCAAGGGTGACATTGCCAAGACCTATGAAGAACGCATTGCCGCTACCGAAGCAGCCGCCGCAGCTGCCAACAAGCGCGCCGACGACACGTTGATTGATAACGTGTTTGCCAACTCGAAATTCATCAACGAAAAGGTCGCAGTGCCGCGCGATATGCTGAAGGCAACCTTCGGCAATCGTTTCGGTGTTGAAGATGGCAAGGTTGTTGTTTTCGACACTGACGGCAAGACCAAGCTTCTTTCCAAGGTCAAGCAGGGCGAATATGCCGATTTCGATGAAGGTCTGAGCGTCATCGTCAACGGCTATGCCGCGAAGGATGCGATCCTGAAGGGTGGCAACCATTCCGGCAGCGGCAACAACGGCGGTGGCGGCGGTGGCAAGCCCGGTCAGGCGCGTTACAGCCGCGAAGAATACAACGCCCTGCCGCCGAACGAACAGCAGCGCATCGGCCTTGAAGCCGGGCAGGGCAAGGCGGAAATTTACGACTGATCCAGTCGTTCAAAAGTTGCTCGCCGGGCGTACACCCGGTTTGAGCATAATGGGGCGGTGCTTCGCGGGTGGCACCGCCCCATTTCTATTTATCGCGTCCACCGATGCTTTCCGCCGCGTCTACGGTTTTCGCCAAAGTGATCATTGTGATGGTAAATTTCGTTGTGAAGCGCCGCCCACAACGCCCGGCGATTTTCAACAAGTTTGCCGTTCTCAGACCACAAAGGATGTTCCTTCATGATTTCTGAGAAACGTTCGGGCCGCATCAAAAAAGTGCGGCAATTGTGGATTAGCTTATGCAGCCGATTTAGTGTGACTTCTTTCATGTCGCCGCTGCCTTCTGTTTGGCATAGCTCGAAACCCCGTCCCAAATCATTGACTTCGGGTACATGTGAAAGTTGCTGAGCGTGATGCCGATTGCCCGGCTGAACATGCAAATGACCTGTTCTGGACCGCGCTTCGGCATATGCCTGTCAGTGTAATGATACGCCTTTTCAATCAGTGCCGGTGTTGGCGCGCTAACCGTCGCTTGACCGGTGATCGTGTTGCAGATGATGAAGATGTTGTTATCTTGAACGTTGCTCATGATTTCAATCTGCATTCCGGGTTTGAGAAAGTGGGATATCGCTTGCGGCGATAACCCTTCGATGTTGTTGGGATGCCCGGCAATTCGCCAGCTAATCAACGTAAAAGCCGGTCTGCTGGTTCTTTACCCATTCACGCGGTTCGGCTGCATTGCCGGGGTATTGAGGTTCACGCCGCTCAGCATGGGCTTTGCTGATGTAAGCAAAATCTGACGACATATCAGGGGCGAACGGAATTGCTCGGCCATGTTCCAGATGTTTGACGGTTGCCGCGCGCGGGCGGTTATAGTTGATCCAACCGTTCAGGCGCATTGAAAAGCAAGTGACGATCATAGTGATAGTTCCAATGATGCCGGGCAATTATACCGCCGCCCGGCTTGGCGGATTTATAAACTAATGACCGCGCAGTTGCGATCAATGAAATATTTTTCGACCTTCGAACGTGTCGGATCAATTACGGTTTCGCAGATGATAACCACATCTGCTGCACCCTCATAGTCGAGTGATCTGAAGGGGTGCATAACGATTAACCCGCACAACCCCATTTCCGAAGCTATTCGAAGCATTTGGTTTCGCATTTCAACGCGATTGGAAACAAAGACCGGGTGTTTGAATGATTTCAGCACATCTGCAAGAATGATGCTGCGCCCCGCACCGGAAACAATTCGAAATGTTGTGATTTCACCGGCGATCAAATGTGATTTCAGTGCGTCCACTACAAGCTGTTGATATGGGCGAAGGGTGATCATTTTTATTGGTTCCATGTTGTGTTGATACCGGTTGATACACCGGTTCGTTGATTGTTGTCAAATGGTCTGATGAAAATAACTCGAAACCAGTTGACAGGCTTGGACCGGTTGCCTAATCATCGTCACAGATAGCCGCAATGGTTCGGATGGATCGGCGGCGCTAGGGTTGGATGACCCAAAACGCAACTGACAATTTTCAACCATTGAGGTTTATGCTATGACTTTGAAGCTGATCCGCGCGGCTGCTCTTGGCACTCTTGCCATGCCCGCAATTCTTTCCGGCCCCCTGATGTTCACCGGCCCGCAGGCCAATATTCTCACCGGACTGATGCCCGATCTTTGGGCTGGTCTGGATGTGGTGTCGCGTGAACTCGTTGGCATGATCCCTTCCGTCACCCGTTCCGCTTCGATGGAACGTGCTGCGATGTGGCAAGATGTGACGTTCCCGATTGCGCCTGTCATGAAGACCCATGACAATACGCCGGCCATGTCGGTTCCTGAACCGGAAGATCATGAAGCTGGTGTTGGCAAGGTTCGCATCACCAAGTCGAAAAACGTGAACTTCGGTTTCGTCGGTGAAGAACAGCGCGCCATCGATCATGGTGTTGGTGATCTGACGCTTCAGGCTCAGTTCTTCGCGCAGGGCTTGCGCACGCTGGTCAATGAAGTTGAACGCGATCTGTTCTCTGCTGCTTATGTCGCCGCTTCGCGTGCCACCGGCACCGCTGGCGTGACGCCATTCGCAACCGGTGTTGGCGATGCTGCGCAGCTGCGCAAAATCCTTGACGACAACGGTGCACCGATTTTCGGTCGGTCCATGGTGGTCAATACTTCGAGCGGCGCAAATCTGCGCACCAACCTTCAGCTGACCAAGGTAAATGAAGCTGGTTCGTCGCTGACCCTGCGTCAGGGTGAATTGCTTGATCTGGCCGGCTTCTCGATCAAGGAAAGCGGTCAGGCTGTTGACCATATCAAGGGCACTGGCGCAGGTTATACCACTTCGACGGCTGGTTTCCCGGTCGGCACCACGGCAATTCCGCTGATCACCGGCACCGGCACCATTCTTCCGGGTGATGTGATCACCATTGCTGGCGATGCCAACAAGTATGTCGTTGCTCAGGGCATCGCCGCCCCCGGCACCGTCATCATTGGTGCACCCGGCCTGCGTCAGGCGATCCCCGCCGCTGCAACCGCTGTTACCGTTGGCGCAAGCTATTCGGCCAACATCGGCTTCAGTCAGGATGCTATCATTCTGGCGGCACGCGCTCCGGCGATGCCGAAAGAAGGCGATCTTGCCGTTGATAGTTTCCTGATGACCGATCCGCGTTCCGGCCTGACCTTCGACGTTCGCGTTTACCTTGGTTTCGGCAAGGTGCGCTATCAGGTTGGTCTTGCTTGGGGCTGGGGTGTTCCCAATCCCGAACATATGGCGCTGCTTCTCGGCTAATCATCGCCACCCGACATTTGATCCGCCCGGTTTAATCGCCGGGCGGATTTTTATTTTGCTTCCCTCAACTGAGCATCCATTCGGGTTTCAATATCCCCCAGATCGGCTTTCAGTTTCGGGTTTTCGGTTTGCAACCGGCGATGATAGATAGACTGCAAAACCAAATCCCATTGCGTTTCGGACAATTCGATTTTCATGGTCATTTGCAATATGCACTCCGGTTGTCTTTGGTTTCTTCAACCTGCTTGATCAGGTCGGGAATGTATGCCGTCCATTGATCAACGGTCATGTCGTTTAAACGCATAGTGCAGACCGATAGCGTTTCGAAAATGTTGTTGGCAACATCGTCATAAATGAAAATCCAGTAACCGTGACCGGTGACGCGCTCAAGCTTGACATGTTCAGGGTTGCCAGCTGCGCTCAAAATCTGCTTGGCGGATGTTGCGATGATGACTGAATGAACGTTCATAATGTTGTCGCCTTCCGTTGTTGATACCGGTTGATATACCGGTTCGTTGATTGTTGTCAACACCAGCCGGTGAACAAAATGCAACAGTTGAACGATCTGAGCGTTTGTGTCATAGCTGGTGCGGCTAACGAACCATAGAAGGAATAAATGCCATGGCCCTTTCCACTCGTCCGACTTCCCTGCGCGACCCTGCCAACCCATCGGGCGGCGTGTTCATTCGCGCCGATGACCCTGCCGCCAGCCCTGCCGCTCTCGGCACCGGCTCGCAGTTCTTCAGCGCCAATATTGCCGGCGCTTGGCAGGTGATCAACGCACGCGGTGTTGTGCAGTCTGGTGGCCCCTATGCCAATGAACAGCTTGCCGCGAATGCCGCTGCAACTGCCAACGGCCAGACCGCCCCCAATCTGGAAGTCAACCGCTAAAGGTTGACCGTCGCCGCCCCGGTTATCCGTAGTCAACCGGGGCGGCGAACCTTGACAACGCGCACCAAGCGCGACAAGGCTTAGAACCAAGCGTCCAATATCATTTCCAGCGCTAGGGGTTTCGAGAACATGCCGCCAGTCGAACAACATTCAAACGTGATCCCGTTCGAACAGCGGTTGAGCCTGACGGAACGGGATGTGCAATCACATGCCCGCACCCTGACCGCCCACAATGATCAAATTGCCGCCATCAACACCGAACGCGCCGTTAACGTCGAGCGCGACAAGAATTTGAATGAACGTCTTGATCGAATTGACAGGGCATTGCTGGAAAGCAAAAACGAAACAGCCCGACAAATTAATGGCATTTATAAACTAGGTTGGTGGGTGCTTGCCGCTTTCGGCAGTGCATTTTGCGCACTGCTGGCGAACTTTATGTTCAAAGGGGGTTTCATTATCTAAATGCCACGGCATGAGAAATGGGCAAAATTCGCATTCTCTGGCGTCATCGCATTTTGTGCGATGATCGGCATATTTTCCGCGATCTGGATTGTGTGGAGCGTTGGCCCATCGGTTGAGCGCTCATGGCAACCAGTCGTCGGCAAGCTTCAGGTTTTGGACGCTATCGAGATTGAACCGGGCGTTACTGAGATACATGCAAGATTTCGCAAAATCCGCGATTGCAATTATCTCAGTGTCGCTTGGTATGTCGGCAATCCTAATTCGGAATTCCGACAAGTGCGCGTACAAACGATGACGGATGATGCATCCATCAATGACATTCCCAGCCCCAACCGCCCACTTGGTTGGCAGTCTGCCGGCCCTTGGCGCATCGCCATGTCATTGAATGATTTCGAAAACAATTCGTTCGCCATCCTCACACATCAATGTCATCCTTTTTGGGTGACGACGACGAATTTTTATCCATAGAAGGAAATCCACCAATGGCAACGGTTCGCACTGGTTACACCATTTCACATGGTGGATATTACAAGGATGACGACAACTCTGGTCCATATGCGATCGATAGCGAAGGCAATGCTACGCTGATTGGTTCAAGCGGTGGCAGCGGTCCCGGCAGTTCGGTTGAAGTCAGCAACTTTCCAGCGACACAGCCGGTCAGTGCAACCGCGCTGCCACTGCCAGCCGGTGCGGCAACTGCAACCCTTCAGACAACCGGCAACACCGCTCTTGGCGCACCAGCTAACGCGGCATGGGATGGTGTTGCGGCATCGGCGGCATTGATCCCAATCATGAAAGCGTTGTATGATCAGAATGCAACCATGATTGGTCTGCTGAACGATATCAAGACTAATACCACGCCTGCCCCATAACAACCCGAAAGGAATTCGACATGCTTCCGACTGTAAAAATCAAAACGCCTGCTGGTGATGTTGTGATCAATGAAACCGATTACGATCCTCGCACCCATGAACTCGCTGACGGTCAGGCCAATCCAGCGCCAGCTGCACCAGAGCCAACGCCCGCCCCAGCCCCAGCAGCGCCGGCACCAGCCAACGTTGCGCCCCCGGCACCGCCAGCACCGCCCGCGCCACCAGCGCCCCCGGCACCGAAGGATGACACCAAGCCGGTTGAAGCGTTCGTCACCAAGCACGGCAAGAAGTTCATTCTTGCCGACAAGGATGGCAAATCGGTCGACAATGTTGACTATGACAGCGATGCCGCCGCCACCGAAGCGCTGAAGCTGCGCAACACGCCTGCCGCCTAATCCCGGCTGGATCGCCTAGACTTGTGAGCCGGTTCATTGCATAGTGAACCGGCTTTTTCATGGGGATACGATGACCAAACCAATCAAGAGCGAACCAAGTTACTGGAATGGCGCGATGATGCCAGTAAAAATTTGCTATACACCCGACGCGAAAGCATGGGCGATCATGCTTAAACAATTGGGTCTGCCGGATGACACACCGTACCCAACACAACACGGACGGTGCGAAAGTTTTGAAAGCCCAAAATATTCAGAACTCATTGTTGTGATTGTCATCAATCCGAAACCCGGCACCACCATTGATCAGATCGTTGGGTTGATCGCTCATGAAGCAACTCATGCATTGCAATTCACAATGGAAAAAATGCACCCCGGATATGAAGTCGAGCGACACCAAGAAGTTGAGGCGTATTTTGTGCAGTGGGTGACACAAAATGTCTTTGTCGAATTTAACGCACATTGGAAGGGGCGAAAATATGCCTGAAATTTACGGTTCGGTTGCAGCTGCCGACACCTATCTAGCTGATCGCGGTTTCACGGATTGGGCACCGTTCTCAACCGAAACGAAACAAGCCGCGCTGCTGGTGGCGTCCGAATATGTCGATAACACCTATGGCGCGCTGTTCAACGGCACCAAGGCGGGCGGTCGAGCGCAGGAACGGCAGTGGCCGCGTCTGAACGCATCGGATATCTACGGAAACCGGTTCACAGCGGTCGAAGTGCCGATTGAGGCGGAACAGGCCACGTATCAGCTTGCCTTGCGTCAGGGCGCCGCGCCCGGTTCACTCAGCGGCGATTTCAATGCGTCCGAAGTGATCAAGAAGGCAGCGGTTGAAGGTGCCGTTTCGGTCGAGTATGCCGGTGATGGATCGTTCAACGCCAGCCAAACGATTTTCCCGGTTGTGGACGCGATCATTGCGCCACTGCTGGCCAGCAGTTCCGGCTTTTCCAGTCTGAGCGGATCGCGCGTGCGGGTCTGACAAAATAGTTACGCCCGGTTCACACCGGGCGTTTTTCCATGATCCACTGTTTGCCGATTTTCTTTGCGCATTCTGATCCAACCCGACTGTATTGCAATTCTCTTGTTTGCGGGGTTGTGCGGCGGGATCGGATATCTTCAGCGGCTTCAGCTAGGTCTTGCGGATGAATTATTTCCGGTATGCAATCCAATTCGTATGCTATCCAAAATTCCGGTGAAGCCGGCTTTATATCTCTTTGACAGACTTCGCAGTAGAGATTTGTTTTTGGTTCGCGTCGGTAGTCAGGGTCTATCTGTTTGGTTCGGTACATTTTCATTCCCGGTGTTGATGATTGATAGATAGTCGGTGCGTTGCCGGTTGTCAATGCGGTTGCATGAAAAAACCCGCTATCCGAAGATAGCGGGTCAAGTTGGTCATCTTGCAAGGGAGGCTTGCAGATTACTTGTTGCGGAAGATGCGGACGGTTGCGCCCTGCGGATCAACAGCCGGATCAACGTCGAACGCTTCGAATTCGCGCAGGCGATTGAGAACCGGCACGGTTTCGCGGGTGTCGGGTGCGCCGTTCTTGCCCTTGGTGATCTTCACCTTGGTCACAACGTTGCCGGCTTCATCCTTGACTTCGACCGAATGGCGCTTGTGTGCCATGTAGATGATCGAATTGAACGCCTTCTTGTCCTTGCCCTTGACACCGAACGACTGACCAACTTCAAGCTGATCGAACGGATAGCTTGACTTGCTGGCGGCGGCTTCCGGCTTGGCAATGTCGCTGACGATGCCAAGCACTTCGGCCTTAACCTTGGGTGCAGCGGCAGGGGTGCCGGCAGTCGGTGCGGGTGGAGCGGGTGGAGCAGCGTTGGCACCGCTGGCCTTATCGGCAGCGGCGAAGGCAACACCGGCAAGCATGGTGGAAGCAATAATTGCGGAAGCGATAGAACGACGGGTCATTGAATTATCCTTGGTTCAGTTTGATAGTCGGGTTTTGGCGATGCCGCCAAGTGATGCTATTCACAGATCAGTTGCGATCTAGGAATTCGGTTATAGGGGTGTTGGTTCCACTCTGTCAAGCTCGATAGTCACACCTTTTCCGGTGTTCAAGCATGAGAAAATTACGCGATCCAGATATTCACGGCCTCGCGTTGTAGAATAATTGATGTTGCGGGTTGCACCAATTTCCTCTTGGGTTTCTAGGTCGATGGTACGAACTTTGACATGATAGTCTTTGCGCATGTTATGGCTTCATCCACATGTTGAGCTATTGATAAGACGTTATAACCGCTGCTGTGAAGTGTTGCAACAGCTTTGTCGAGTGTAAGAGGCATGCCGTCCGATTTGTCGACAAGCGTTGCGGTGAATGCCGATACATACGTTTGATGCTCAATATCTGGATCGCTGAATTTTAGCGGCATTACATCGCCCATAGCAGCACCAAGCATGTTCCAAGAAAGAAGGTGATCGCGGCGGCTTCAGCTATCATCTTGAGGAATTCGCGCATTGCGGGGCGCTCCGGTTCGGGTTAGGTTGTGCCCAACATACCCGGCACATATTAAGAGGCGGTAAACGTGGGAAAATTCAATTACGGCGCTATGCAAAAGCTTGCCACTGGCCTGTTGACCGACTTCAATCAAGGCACGATCAGTCTCGTTGTGGTCACGCCCGGCAATGGCCCGCCGTCAAACCCCGGTCCATCCACTAGGACGCCAATTGCCGTTAAGGGTGTGGCGTCGTCAGCATTCGGAAAAGGTGCCTCAAAGACCTATTCGGACGGTACGCTAATTCAGACCGGCGACTTGAAGGTTACAACCGAAGTCATCGACGGCATTGATCCGAAGCTGACCGACAAAATCGTGATTGATGGTCGAGAATATCGGATCATCCATTTTAACCGTGTTCCCGATCCCGGCGTTATTGTCGCATGGATTTTCTTTGTAAGGCGATAGCATGGCGCGCACCAGCAAAGTCGATAAACAGCTAGACGAACTGGCGAAGCGGTTCACGCCACGCATCAAGGCGGCATTCTTGGCGGCAATCGCGGATGTGAGTGATAAAGCCGTGATCGCTGGCATCATTTCAGCCATTCAAGTTGGTGATTTAGAGGCGGCATTCCGTGCAACCGGGTTGTCGCCGGCTGCAATGCGCCCGGTCACAGCGATGATCGAAACCGCATTTGAGGCGGGCGGTGTAACCGTCGCCAATAGCGCGCCGCGCGGTCTAACCGATACCATGGGCAATCGAACGGTGTTCCGCTTCGATGTGCGAAACAGCCGATCCGAAGCATGGTTGCGGGATCATTCCAGCCAACTCATCACCCGCATCACCGATGAAGCACGCGGCAACGTCCGAACCATCATTCAACGTGGCGTTGCTGACGGTCGCAATCCGCGCAACATCGCGCTTGATATCGTTGGACGGCTCAACCCAGATACCGGGCGGCGTGACGGCGGCATTATCGGTCTGAGCGCACCACAGGAAAAATGGGTTGCCAATGCTCGACGCGATCTGAATGACCTGAGCGAACATTACTTCACCCGCGAAGCACGCGATAAGCGATTTGATAGCATCGTCCGCAAGGCGATCAAGGATGACAAGCCGCTATCTGGTGCAAAGATTGATGCGATCATTGGTCGCTATTCCGACAATCTGCTTTTGCAGCGCGGCGAAACCATCGCCCGCACTGAGGCAATTCAATCGCTCAACAAAGCAGCGGATGATGCTTTCCGGCAGGCGATCAGCGAAGGAACGCTATTGCCAAGCGCTGTTACGAAAACATGGGATAGCGCCGGGGATAGCCGCGTGCGAGAAACTCATAGGATCATGGACGGTCAAGTCGTTCAGATGGATCAGCCGTTTCAATCGCCCGATGGCGCACAACTGCTGTTCCCCGGCGACACATCGCTAGGGGCTGGCGGCGCTGATGTGATCAACTGCCGCTGCCGGGTGCGTCATGCCGTCGATTGGTTCGCTGGTATTGATTAAGCCCGGTTCACACCGGGCTTAAGTTATTCAACGACCTGAAAGGTGCATTGTTGCAACTTTGTGATCCAGCCGCCCGCCGTGAGTGCTTGCGTAAGATGCCTTAATTGCTTCAGCTTCGGTTGAATAGTCGGCAACATAACTGTCAGTTGCCCAAGTCGATACGCGAAACCAGATTGCAGGATAGTCAGCAGGAATGTTGCCGATTGCGTTCAGTGAAAGTTTCATTTCGTTTTCTCCGTGTTGATGATTGATAGATAGTCGATGCATTGCCGGTTGTCAATGGTCATCCGAAAGATTTATCGGGAATTCATCCGGCACGATCAATTCGAATGCTTCGCGTACTCGCTCATCAAAATCGTCATCGTCCAAATTGGTTTCCAGCTTGTTGATATAAAACATGCCGGGATCACAATCGACAAATGCTGGTTCCTGCCGGCCCATGCCCATCCAAAACGATTGCAAGCGCGGTTCGTTGGCGGCGACGGCAAAGCAAAGCCGCCGAAGCATGGACGGGTGCCCAAGGGCAAAGGTCACATCTTCCAGATTGAGCGCATCGCCGGCCTGCTTGACGTTGGTGGCAATTTGCATGCGGCACTTGTTTGAAAATGCCGATCCAACCGCGACGATCTCGCATGAATAACCGGACGCCTCTAGAACGTCACACATCGCCGCCACGCAAGCCGCTCGAATAATCGCGTCGTTCGGATCGATGAAAGCCGCCATCCATACGTCAATCAAGAGCGTAATGACCTTTGTGCCGTCCTGCCGTGGTCGGTGAACCATGTGCATGGGCGATCCGCTCAGCAACCGCCCGACATTAACGCGCCCGCCTGCAACGCTGTGTTTGCGCTGCCGCGTCTGCGCGTGATCGCCTTCAATAATTTCGGCGGCATCCTTAGCCATGGTGACACCATCGCGCCAGCCGTTGCGGGCAATATGGATCGCTTCAGACATATTGCGCGATCCATCCCACTCACCGCCAGATTTCCAACCGGAGTTGCGGTTGTGCTCGCGTTGATGCCGGATTTCATCTGGTGTTGCCTCAACGAAATCGATCATATCCGCCAGACTGGCGAAACCGAAGAATGCAGTTGGTTGCTTGTTGAAGCGACCAAGCCAAGTTTCGTCATTGCCGTGAATGGCGATTTCACCGTTGAAATTCGGTGTTTCATCATTACGCCGCCCCGCAAGAATTTGCGCAACGATACCTGCTAGGAAATCGTCTTTAGGTTTTTCCTCGCCAATATCCCAACCGATAACCGGCTTGGGTGCATCCTTGATCGGCTCAGTCAAATAGATGCCGGGTGTGGCGCGTAGCTTCGCAAGGTGATGTTCTTTGGTGAAGTCGGAAAGCGACCAACAACGGTTGATCGCATCCCACTTGCCGCCAATGTCTTTGATAAATTCGCGGTTGGCGAATGTGCCGTTGCCTCTAACCTGAATGCTCATTCTAAAAAGGCAATGCAATCATTGCGCGTGTCAGCTTGAATGAACCATCAAAAATGCGAGAGAAACCGGCGGTTTCACCTTCAGCACTCAATGCACGACGCTTTTCGAGCCATGTGAAATGTGCTTCAGTGCCAGCATCCATAGCAGGTGGATTTGCTTCAACTTCGCGGATGGAAGCGTTAAGAGTATCGAGAGCGTTACGGGCTTCGGTGTAGGTTGCGAACATTTGTTAGTTTCCTTGTTGATGACCCTTTCTCGCACATGTCGGATCAAGCGTCAATCCAATCGTTGATTTTTTTCCGGTCGGCATCCGACATTCCTTTGAACAGATAATAGTTCTCAACATCGGACCATGCCACATCGATGGCGAGCGCTTTAGAACCCTTGGTGATCGCGCGCGTGCTGACAACATGTCGAATGTTTTTAGCTTCGACCAGATCGCGCACTTTCCAAACGTGTTCCGCCCATTTGGTGTTTGTCGTCAGGCGCATTTCAAGATTGCGATCATAATCGATCACGATGAATGCGAACCGGTCGAGACTGGCCGCGTCAAGCTGATTGCGCCCGATATAGACCCGATCTGCGCCTTTGCCGAAGGTGTTGGCCGTGGCGAGCATGCGGAAATCATCATGCCGATTAACCGGGTTCTGGTTATCAGGGAACGTCGCATAACCGTTGGCAAGCGCGCTGTTCGCCGCCAGCAAAGCCGCCGCGTCCCATGCGTCGATTTCGTCAGCAACCCAAACGCCACCAAGCTCGAAACTGTCACGAAATGGCGTCCGATGATAATAACCATGACCATCAACGAACCCCATCAACTCATGCGTATCAAACACGGTTGATGTGATGCGGAACGGCAAATCCAATGCCTTGGCGGTCATTTCAGCAATTGTGGTCTTGCCGCAGCCGGCAGGGCCGATCATCATGATAGGATCGCCCAAGCTGGCAATGCGGATGACTTCCGGTGTCTTGACATGGTGCAGGCCATTCAGCGGCGTTATAACACCGTTGGGCGCAACCATTTCAATACGAACCGGCTCAGGTGTCATCACTTCGCGAAGTTTATCAATTTCGATACCGATCTGTTCAAGAACCAATTCATTGTTGGTCATGACAGCATCTTTAACAATGCGCTTCACACGATCCACATCAAGAGGCGCATAACCGGTGCGCTCGACACTGCGCACCAGATCAGCAAAGGCACCTTCAATCAGCTTTGCGCCCGGCCCATGCTCATGGTACAGGTTGGCAAGTTCTGGGGCGGAAAGCTGTTTTGCATCATCGCCGGCACCGGGCGGAAATGGCATGCCGTGTATGTCGTGCTTCATCTGCGCCCACATAAACAGATTTAGCTTGTTTGCTACTGTAACAACTAGTTTCGATGAAGGGCCAATGACCGCTTCAAGGTTTTCAAGATGTGTCGCCATGGTGCGGGATTTTCCGTTATTGATAAGGTGTGATTAGCATGGGCGAATTTACCGCGCAAGTTGATAGTTGGGTCACGAATAGCATCAAACGTATGCATGCTGTTCGCAATGCTTCCGTCGAAATGGTTGTGAATGATGCTCAGTTAGCAACAGCGAAAGGCGGTCGCATGCGAGTGGATACCGGCTTTCTTCGCGCATCTGGTCAAATGTCATTAGGCGGAATGCCAACCGGTCCCGTTCGCGGTGATGATGCTGCGACAAAGTTTCAATATGATGATGGTTCGTCGGTGACACCAGTTGCGTTGATCCTCGCACGCGCCAGCCTTGGGACGGATATTTTCTTTGGCTGGTCTGCCAACTATGCGCGTGCGCGTGAAGCACATGATGGATTTTTGCGGCTTGCCGTGCAAAAATGGCCCGATTTCGTCGCTGAAGCAACGCGACAGGCTAAATCTAGGAGTACGAGATAATGAGCGTTGAAACCGATATCTATCAGGGGTTGATTGCTGAGACTGAAACAATTGTTGGGTCAGCTTTCCGGGTGTCATATCCCGGCGTTGAATTCAATCCAGCCAATGCTGAAACATATGTTGAAATTCGGCAATTCAAAAACACCAATGGAAACCCGACATGGGGGCGTGATAAAATCCTTCGCGGCATTTGGCAATTGTCGCTGATCGTGACCGGCAGTGAAAACCCCGGCGCGCTAATGCCAACCGAAATCACATCTACTATTGCCGATCATTTTCACAAGAATAAGCGCATTCAATTCGGCGCAACAGTGATTGTGATCCCTGAAAACCCAACGGAGTTGACGGAAATTACAGAACCGTCCAAAACCATTTACCCCGTCAGCATTCCTTATCAGGTATTGAACCGCAACCCGGCTTAGGGTATGCCGAAGGCATCGACATTTTTGAAAAGGCACCAGCCATGAACCGACTGACCGTACTGACTGCCGCGCTTCTTGGCTCGGCGCTTTCCACGTTCCGCCCCTTTGAAGGGACCAATGCGGGCAGCAAGCTCTATATTTGCGCCGCGCCACAGCCTGACGCGCTCGATCTGGCCGGCTTTGAAGCCTTGGCCTATATTGAGGTTGTCAGCGTCGGCAGCGTCGGTGAAATGGGCGTTCAGACGAACATTCTCACCTATCCGACTTGGGGTGATGATGTTGTGCGCAAACAGAAGGGCATGAGCAATGCCGGCGATCCGCCGATTGAAGTTGCTCGCATCCCCAATGATCCCGGTCAGATCGCTATGCGCAACGCGGCCAAGACCAAGCTGAACTATGCGTTCAAGATCGTGCGCGACGATGCCACTACAGTCGGCGGTGTCGGCACCACGATCTATAACCGTGGCCTTGTGACCGGCCCGACGCGCCCCATGGGCACCAATGAAGATTTCGACCTTGAAGTTTTCACGCTGGGGCTTCAGCAGCTTGAAATCATCGTTGATCCTGTTACCGGCAACGCTCCGGTCAATACCGTGCTGCCGGCAATCACCGGTACGGCTCAGGTTGGTGAAACTCTGACCGCGAATAACGGGACGTTTGTTGGTGATGCAACGATCACCTACAAGCACCAATGGCGTTCCGATGGTGTTGCGATCCCCGGTCAGACTGCGACAACCTTTGAAGTCACTGCCGCCTATCTCGGCAAGCGGATCAGCGTTGCCGTCACGGCAGAAAACCCGGCAGGCCAGTCTACAGCGTTCAGCGCACCGACTGCCGCTGTCATCCCTGCTTGACCTAACCAACATCATCGGCTTATCTGAGGCGGGCAAATTGCCCGCCTTTTTCATTCACAACAGGAAAACCCGCACATGTCCAAAGCTATCAGCACCGGCAACGATATCGCCAGCATTTTCACGCCCAAGGCTGAAGGTGTATCGATGGAAGTCATTCATCCCGGCACCGGCAAGCCAATCGGTCTGACGCTGGTATTGCGTTCCATCAATGATGAAGCCGTGAAGCCGATCACGCGCAAAATCGAAAATGAACGGCTCAAACTCGAACGCACTCGCAAGGGTGGTTTCAATGCGGAACAAATTCGTCAAAATTCTATCGATATCATCGCCGCATGCGTCATCGGTTGGGAATGGCACAATGACGAAAACGGGGTTATGGGCAACATAAACGGTGAACAGCTGCCGTTCAACCCGGTCAACGTTCGCAACGTGCTTTCACTCGACGTTCTGCGCGCTCAGGTTGACGCTGAACTGATGGACGAAAGCCGTTTTTTCGGGAACTAAGCGCCGAACTCTGCGAAGCGATCGCGTCTTATATTCGATATGATACACCCGATCATAAGAACGAAACTAGGCGTGATCGCAATGCACGATTTGGGCGGGAAGATTTGAACCCGGAAATCATTATACCGGAAATTGGCCTCAATTTGTGGCACTGGTATTTTGACCTATCCAGCAGCTTGACAAGGGTTATCGACGGTCAGGCAATGCGTATCCCGCCGTCCGAATTTATGGCTTGGACGGCGATGACGGGTCGCATTGTCTTGAGTGAGGAATATGCTATCTTGCGCGACATGGATGCGGCCTTTTGCGCTGCTCTGAGTGCTGAAATTAGCGATGCACATGCCCGCCAGCGGGCGGAAACTGAAGCTAAGAAGCCGCCGCCGCGCAAGGGGAAATAATGGCCGATATTGCAGAACTTGGCTTTAAGGTAGACGACAACCCTCTAGCGCGGGCGGAAGATCGGCTTTTGAAGCTGCCGCCCGCTGCTGCGAAGGCTGAAGCCGCTACGGACAAATTCAACAAGAGCGCCGCTGCTGGCACCAAGAGCGTGAATTCTCTTGCCGCTGGCACTGCAAACGCAACAACTATGCTGTTGAAGTTCGCAAGCGGCATCATGGCCGCATTCAGCATCGCGGCTATTGTCAGCTTTACGAATGCTTGGACCGACCTGAATTCCCGCGTTGAAATCGCTACCGGCTCGATTGGTCTTGGTATCTCAACCATGGAACGGTTGAGCGACATGGCGCGTGTCACTTATTCCAGTCTTGAACAAACTGCCGAAACATATTTGCGAAACGCAACGGCATTGCGTGAACTCGGCAAGACCACATCTGAAACGCTCGACTATGTTGAAGCCGTCAACAACGCGCTTGTTGTGTCGGGTGCTAAGGGTCAGCGCGCCGAAAGCGTCATGAACGCACTCAACAAGGCAATGGCACTCGGCAAGCTATCCGGCGACAATCTCAACACAGTGCTTGAGAGCGGCGGGCGCATCACCGAAGTGATTGCCGAAAGTCTTGGTGTCACCACACTGCAACTGCGCAAGCTCGGCACTGAAGGCAAGATCACAGGCGATGTGATTTACAAGTCACTAACCGGCAATCTTGAAAAGCTTCGCGCTGAAGCTGAAAGCATGCCTGCCACTATCGGTGATGCTTTCGTACTGCTGAACAATGGTCTTATGAAAATGATCGGCACGTTCGATCAGGCGCGCGGCGCGTCATCGTCGGTCGCTGAAGCAATTATCATGGTTGCCGACGCGATGAATAGCGGTGCAATCAGTGTCGAGCGGCTTCTGTCCTATGCTGTTGGGCTGGCCGCTGTGATGGGCGGGGCTTGGGTAACGTCATTCGTTGCAGCCAATGGCGTCACGCTGCTGCTTGTGGGTTCCTTGGGGCTGCTACGCGCCGCATTGATCCGCACCGGCATCGGCGCGCTTGTCGTGCTGGCCGGCGAACTGGTTTATCAGCTGTTCAAGGTCGTTGATGGTGCTGACAGTGTGGGTGACGCATTCAACCGCCTGAAGAAATCCGGCATCGAGACTTGGGAACGCATCGTTTCCGGTGGTCAGTTCATGTATTATTCGCTTGAAAGTTGGGCGAACAAAATCGCCGCGCTCTATCTGGAAACATGGACCGATATTCAGGGCGCTTTCTTCGACATGCTGTCCAATATCTCGGCGGCAACCGGCATCGCAATTCCCGGCATGGAAGGATGGCTTGACGGGATGATTGCCAGTTATCGGAAGTCGGCAGAATTTGCGGCAGCTGGTGAAGCTTCAGCAGTCAAGGCGCGTGACGCATGGGCTGGCATGTTTGCCGACAAATCCACTATGGATGAAATCGGCGCGGGTGCTGGTCAGTTCGAAGCGCTCAAGTCGCAGTTCGGAATTATCGATAAGGTCAAGACGGCAACAACCGAATTGACCGACGCTCAGAAAAAAGCGGCTGAGGGCTATGCCAAAATCGTTGAAGGTGCAAACCAGTTCATCAAGTCGCAGGAACTTGAAGCGCAAGCGCTCGGCATGGCAACACAACAGGCTAACGCGCTGCGCTACGCTCAAGACTTGCTCAACAAGGCACAAGAAGGCGGCAAGTCGGTAACGGCGGCTCAGCGGCTTGAACTGCTTGGGTTGGCGTCCGATATGGCCGCAGCGGAACAGGCAACGGCAAACCTAACGTTCGCATATGAAACCGGCAAGGCAACGCTTGGTTCATTCTTTTCCGACATGAAATCGGAATTGATGAACGGCACATCGCTTTGGGGTTCATTTGCTCAGGCCGGTATCAATGCATTGTCATCGCTCGCTGATAAAGCGCTATCGATGGCGGCAGATGGCATTTGGGATATGATTTTTGGCGGTTTGAAGGGTGCTTTGGGCGGCGGCGCTGGCGGTGGCATGAGCGGCATTGGCAAGGGCATTGCCGGGGCATTCAGCGGCGGCAAGCTTCAGTTCGCATCTGGCGGCTATACCGGCGACGGAGCGACTGACAAGGTTGCCGGGGTGGTGCATGGTCAAGAGTATGTTCTAAACGCTCAGGCAACACAGCGGATCGGTGTCGATACTCTGGACGCGCTGAACGACAACGGCAGCATGACGCTGAAGGGTGGCAACGACAACGCGCCACAAATCACGTTCGCACCAGTAACGACGATCAGCGGTCTTGGTTTGTCGCTCGAAGAAGTCAACCAGCTGATGCGTGAAAGCGAAGAACGCCAGATGAATGCATTGCCGGATGTAATCCAGAATATTAACAACGATCCTCGCAAGCGCCGGAGTGCATCATAATGGCTTTCGTTTTTCCGCTTTCTACAGCTGCCTTTATGGATACGCTCGGCATCGAAAAAGTCATTTGGGATGTTGAACGGTATGATGAATATGACAGTCAAGGCACCGGCCATGACATGCAATCGGAACTAGCGCCGCCAAAATGGACGGCGGCGCTAACCATGCGCGATCTATACAATGCGGATGCGCGGGCGATGGCGGCGAAGGTCCGCAAGCTGTTCGGATCACAAAACGCGGTGATGATCTATGATCCATCCAACCCGTATCCGGCAAATGATCCGGGTGGTGCGATCATCGCCGGTTCAGCGGTTCAGGTGAATGTGATCGGTGTTAACAACCAATCATTGAGCCTGAAGGGATTGCCGCCCAACTATAAGCTGACTGCCGGTGATAAGGGGCAAATCTCATTCGGTCCCGGTGGATCGCGTAATTTCTTTTTTGAGTTTTCCGAAGATGTGACCGCAAGCGGCGGCGGCATTACGATCGCATCTGAAATTTATCCACATATTCCGATTGGAATTGCGGTTGACGCTACCGTAATTCTGAGCAAACCAGCCTGCAAGATGATTGTTAAGCCGAAGGGCTTCAGCCCCGGCCAATCGTCTGGTAACATGACGTTCGGTGGTTCGCTGAATATGTTGGAAAAGGTGTAATGCGCAACGGAAATCCGGCCTTTATCGCAGCTCTGGGGAATGCAAAGACTGACGGGCTGGTGCCGCGTCGGTTTTTGTTTGTGCGCGCCAAGACGCGCGATCCCGTCCCGGTGCCGTTCGAGCTAGGCATGTGGACGGGTGATGATGACGTAACAGTCAACGTCATGGATGGTGAAACGGGCCTGCCGGTGACGCGCCTATACTATGGCATGGGCACATCACTCAAAATCCCGAAAATCCCCCGCGTATCTGATCAGAGCATTCAGGTGCTTGAAGTCACCATGTCCCAACTCAACAACATCACTCAAACGCTGGTGCGTGAAAACAACGTTCGTCTAGCTCAGGTGGATATTCATGAAGGGTTGCTATCGACCGAAACCCGGCTATTGGTCAGCCCGCCAGAAATCGCATTTCTTGGCGAGGTTGACGGTGATCCAATCGATACACCACCAGTCGGCGGCGAAGGCAGTATCACAATGGAAATCGTATCAAACGCCATTCGGACGCTGACCCGAACCAATCCGGCGAAACGATCTTACGAAACGCAAAACAAACGTTCCGGTGATCAGTTCAGCAAATATTCGAACTTGACGGAAAACATGCAACCAACTTGGGGCGAATGAAATATGCGACTTCAAGACTGGCGCACTCGCTTTGAAACCGAAATTGATGCGATCAAAGCGAACCCATTTCGCTGGGGTGCAACCGATTGCCTTTTCGGTGTCGTTGTACCGATGATCCGTGCGATTACCGGCGAACTGATGTTTACCAAATATCGCACCTATAAAACTGCCAAGGGTGCGCTTGGTGTGATGCGTCGTCATGGGTTCGATAACCTTGCCGATCTTATCGCTTCTGAGTTGGATGAAATCCACCCGTCCCAATGTGTCATTGGTGATATCGTCGCTATTCCGACTGACGATGCTTTCGGCTATTCGCTCGGCATTGTCAACGGTGATCGTGCGTTTGTGATCCATGAGGATGGTTTGGGAACGCGCGACATGTCCGAAGCTAAACGCGCATTTAAGGTGATTTGATCCATGCCATTTCTTGCACCAGTTTTCGGCGCTGTTGCCGCATTTGCCGGAACGTGGTTCGGTCAGATTGTCATTGGCATCGGTGGCAGCATTGTTGCCGGTTTGCTTCAAACTTGGCTCAATGGCGATAAGCAGCCCGAAAAGCAGAAACAGAGCGGTTTCAAGCTATCGGTTCAGATGGGCGATGTTGTGCCCTTGTCGTTCCCGGTTGGTTATGCCGGCACCGCTGGCACGCGCAAATATATCGGTACTTGGGGGCAGTCGGGTGAAGTACCGAACGCCTATTTGACCGAAGTGGTTCAGGTGGCGGATATGCCGGTGCCGGGACTGAGCGGCTTTTGGGCGATGAAGCAGAAATGTACAATCGATTGGGGTGCAACACCGACTGAGCAAGGTTATCCGGTTGTCGAGTTTCCCGGCTCAATGTGGGTGAAATTCCGCACTGGTGTTGAAACAACCGCTGATCCATTCCTTGTTGATAAATTCGGCGGTCATCCGCAATATCCTTGGACGCCTGACATGATCGGTCGCGGCGCACCGCATGCGATTGTGACTGTTCTGTTCAATCGTGAGTTATTCACGAACGGCAAGCCTGATTTTCTGTTTGAGCCAACCCCGCGCGTGTTTTACGATCTGCGCAAGGATAGCACCAACGGCGGTTCTGGTTTGCATCGCTGGAATGATCAATCGACATGGGAAACTACCGTTAACCCGGTTGTGATCATGTATAACATCATTCGCGGCATCTATTATGATGGTGAATGGATTTTTGGCGGTCGCAATCTTCCGGCATTCCGTCTGCCGCCATCGTCTTGGATGGCGGCAGCAAATGAATGCGATGTTCCGATTGCTCTTGCTGGTGGTGGCACTGAACCGCAATTCCGTTGCGGCTATGAAATCAGTGTGAGTGATGAGCCTCTAACTGTCATCGAAGAATTGGGTCGGTCTTGCAATGCTCGGCTGTCCGAAATCGGTGGCATTTGGGAAATCCTTGTGGGTTCGCCCGGCGCTGCCGTCTACTCATTCACCGATGACGATATCATTGTTACGCGCGGTCAAACCTACACATCGTTCCCCGGCCTCGCTGACACGCATAACGCGATTGAGGCGACTTATCCCGAACCGCGTGAGCTATGGGCGTTCAAGGATGCGCCGGCCCGGTATAATACGACTTGGGAAGCCGAAGACGGCGGGCGGCGGCTGGCGACCGGTCTAAGCTTCGCGGCGGTGCCCTATGGGCTTCAGGTGCAACGCCTGATGAATACGTTGATCAGCGATGATCGCCGTTGGCGTACTCACTTCATTTGTCTGCCGCCTAGCGCATGGATTTTGACCGGCACATGTGTTGTGTCTTGGACCAGCGAGCGCAACGGTTACGTCAACAAGAAATTCTTGGTGACGCGGATCGAAGGCGAACCGGGTATGATGCAACCGGTTTTGCTACGTGAAATCGACCCATCCGATTATTCATGGTCGAGTGACCAGCAGTTGCCGAACCCCATTGGTGAACTGGTCATCATCCGCCCGTCACCGCAGCTTGTTACGGGTTTTCAGGCACTTCCGGCCACGATCTTCGATAGTGACGGCACGCCGCGTCGTCCGACCATTCGTGTCACCTATGACGGCAACATGCCCGACATTCGAGCGGTTGCCGTTCTGGTGCGCCTGAAGTCGAGCGGCGCGGTGATTTTTGAGGGTGAAATTCCATTCATCCCGCCATATTCGAATTTACTCAGCGGTGTGTTTCTGCCCGACACACTATATGAAGTTGCGATCAAATATGTGCCCTATACAGGCCGTCCAACTGAATGGACTGCTTGGCAGGATGTGTTGACGCCTGATGTGATGCTTGTGCCCGGCAAGGATTTCGTTTTTGATGGTGTGATTGGCTTTGATGGGCTGTTACCGGATGTACGCGGTTGGCAGGATTGGGCTGGTTCGAATATCCGAAAGATTTGGGAAGAAGTTCAGGCGCTTGCGAATGCTGGTGTCAATGGTGGCGCAACCACTACTTCCAAATTTTCGGAAATGCGTCGTGAATTTTCGGTTGTCGTCGGTGATCTGACGGCCTCATTTGAAGAGGTCATTGAACTGGCGGTGTTCCCGCTCAATGGTCGAATGACGGCATTAGCGAGTGCGATCACTAGTCTATCTGCTGGCGATGGAACCGATGTAAACACCGCTCGCATGCGCATGGGTGTTCAGGACGGACCAACCGGTTACAGCCGTATTGCGTTCGAAGCTCGCTCAGACAATGCTGATCCGAATGCGTTTCGTTTGGTTGGCTTGTATATGGATACGCCAAACAATCCGGCGCAACCATCGCGCGTTGCCATTGCCGCTCAACAATTCGTTGTCGTTATCGATGAAGATGATGTTGGACAGCAAATCATGGTTGTCGACAGCGGCGGCTTGCGTGTTGGCAATGCGCTCATTCGGACGGCATCCATTGGTGATCTGGAAGTTACCAGCGCTAAGATGGCTTTGTTATCGGTTGGCTCAGCGCAGATCGACAACCTTGCGGTTACACGCGCCAAAATTGCGCTGTTGTCGGTCGGTGATGGTCAAATTGATAATCTTGCCGTCACCACGCTCAAAATCGCCGGCAATGCGGTGACTGTTCCAGCCATTGCTGCGACCAATGCTGACCTTACGATTGTTCCGCCAATTCTAAGCGTTGGTGATTTCAATGTTGATGCCTACATGAACACAATTCAAACCGTTGGCATTACTACAACGGCGCTTGGTGATATTTATGTGGATTGTAGTTTTTCAACCCGTCCATCTTCATCGGGTGATTATTGTTTCCTAACCGGGCGGTTGCTACGTAATGGCGTAGAAATTCGCCGTTGGTCATTCATTTCGAGCGGTTTAGGTAATCCGTATTCTTCTTATGCCGGTGCCCCTGCAATCAATGCGCCTCAAGCGATCCCCGTTGCTGACTTTGGATTGCCAGCCGGAACATATACATATACCTTGCAGGTCGCAGCTGGCCGCTGGATTTCGGGTGACAACATCATTGTTTCAAACCGTCAAATTCGTGCGCTTAACAGGTTGAAATAAAAATGCCAAAATATACAGTGTTCAATGCCGAAACACTCGAAATCCTTCGGTTCGGATATGCTGAAGTCTGCGATCTTCAATTGCAATCGACGGCACCGGGTGAAATCGTCATTGAAGGCGAATACAAAGATGATGAATGGGAAATCAAAATGAGTTCGAGCGGCCCCATTCCAATAAGGAAAACCAAATGAGCGACACACCAAACACCCGAACCATTAAGCCGCTCGCTGCCGCGACACATTATCGCTACATGAAAGATATTCTTGAAAATCGGGCGCTTGATTTGACTGATCAACTGGATACTGCGCTCGCTCAGATCGATCAGCTTCAAACGGAACTGTCACACGCTTTAGGCGTCATCGCAGACTATGAAGAAAAGGCGTCCAAATAAATGGCACAACCAATCTCTGACTATATCGCCGGGTTCATCACTCTCACTAACGGCAGTGTTGACTTTACCGGTTCGGGCACTGGTTGGTTTGCTGCTGATCTACAAGAGGGCGATACGATCTTCAATATTCCGGGTGCAACGGAATATGAAGCGGTCATCAAGACAATCACCGACAACGGCAGCGGCACTATCGATCTTCCATGGGAGGGGCCAGACCTTGTTGATGTGCCGTATCGTATGCGCTATCAGTCGGAATTGTCGCGCGCATCGGCAAAGCAAGTTCAGCTTATCGATCTGCTCGGCAACGGCAACTTAGAAGCATTTGCCGAACTGGCCGGCGCATCGAACATGATCCCGATGTTCTCAGCGCCGGGTGTGTTGGTGCTGATCCCAAAAACCGAATTGACACAGGGTGTGTTCTTTAACGTGCAAGTTGCCGATCTGGCCGCGCGCGCGCCCTATGATGACCGCCCCGGCCCGGTTGGCACCACACCCGGCTTCACCGTTCTGGTAAGCGACTATGACGGCAACGGCAGTCCGGCGCTTACATCGAAAGTTTCCGATGTTGTCGGTGACTGGTCAACCCCGGCATTCTTGCGCGGCGAAGTCGGGCCGATGGTCACGATTGGTGCCGGCACCACAACGACGCTGCCGGCACTCACGCCGGCCACGTTCACAGTTACGCCCGTAACAGGTGGATACTTGCTCAACGTGGGCATTCCACAAGGTCCGCAAGGTGTTCCCGGTGCGGACGGTGCACAAGGGCCGCAAGGCAATGGTTTGTTTGTTAATGAGGTTGGCAACACCGCTGATCGTGCATTGTGGGATAATGAGGCATCGGGTTTCACTTTCTTTGACGTTGAAACTGGTGATCTGTATTTTCGCGTTGGTGCAACGCCCGGCGTCTGGTCCGATCCCATTCCATTCCAAGGCCCGCCCGGCACTAGCGGTGCGCTGATCACAATAACCGATGGCGTCGGCAATGGTACACCGGGACCATATCCGATTGATGCGGCTCCAATCAGTGCCGGCAGTGCTTGGGTGTCAATCTCCGGTGTCATTCAGTACAATTATACGTTCTCCGGCTTGACGGTCACATTCGGTCAACCGGTTGCCGTTGGCGTTCCGTGGCGCGTCCAAACATCGGGACCGTTGCCGGTTGGTGTTGTTGCGCCTGACAGCGTTGGTGCAACTGAAATCAATGGTGCCGATGCCGATGCGATCCGTGATAAAATCAACGCGATGGCTGGCGCAGGCACGGTTGTTGATGGAGCGTTTGCCGGTTTCGATGGTGTTGGTGGTGACAGCCTGAAACAACTATCGAACAGTGTTGCAACATCCATGTTGAACACCTTTGCCGTCGCGCTTAAGGGACTGGTGCCGGCACCGACTGCGCCCGATGTTGCAGCGGGTCGTTTTTTACGTGCAGATGGTGCATGGATATTACCTCTAGGAGTGCCGACAGGCGGCACCGCCCGTCAGGTGTTACGTAAGATAAGCGCCACTGATGGTGATGCGGGTTGGTCAAACGCAATAGGATTTGGCACCGCTCAAAATTCGACGGCGGGCGCATCACTGGATTTCACAGGCATTCCGGCAGGATGCCGCCGCATCACCGTTCAATTGGTTCAGGTCAGCACTAACGGAAACGCCAACTACATTGTTCAACTCGGCGCTGGTGCAATTCAAACTACAGGCTATTTTGGTGCAGCTGGCAATACAGCCGCGACAGATCAATATACGACAGGTTTCGGTATTCGCGCAGGTGCCGGAACAGTTGTCATGAATGGCCTAATGATCATCGAACGCATCAACGGCAATAGTTGGGTTGCCTCCGGTTCTTTTGGTCGCTCAGATGCCGCTTCAATTTCAAGCGGTGGCGGTTCGGTTACACTCTCCGGCGAACTGGATCGCGTCCGGTTAACAACTGTTGGCGGTGCCGATACGTTTGACGGTGGTTTGGTCAACATCACATTCGAATAGGAAAATGAAGCAGATGAGAAATCGAATTGAAATCGATGTTGTAACCGGCGAAGAAACTATAATCCCATACACAGATGAAGAAAACGCGGAAGCCGAACTGTATTTATTAAATCAACCTGAGCCATCTTATCAACTCTACAAATCGACGTTCATCAATCGGATGGATGAAGATATTGAAGCAGAAGTCATGGAAGCAGTGCTTGCGGCGGCACCGGCAAAAATGCGGATGTTGTTCAACTCTGTTGAATATTTCGTCAGCAATGATCCGCTGTTTTCTGAATTGCATGCCGCCATTGCCGCCACTCTCGGCACCGAACGTGCCGATCAACTGCTTGCCAAGGATGACGCACAATGACCATTGTTGATAAGACGCTGCTTGATCCTGCTATCATGCGCGCGCCAGCCGGTCCGGTTGCAGATGGCGCTATCATGGGCTTTGACGGTATAGACGGCAACAAGGCAAAAGCTCTGACTGCCGCCGCTGCAACTGCTCAACTGAATGCCTTTGCATCAACGCTTAAAGGTCTTGTGCCTGCGCCGACTGCGCCCGATGTTGCAGCGGGCAAAGTGCTTGCCGCTAATGGCACTTGGATCACCGGTGGTGGCAGTAGTGCGAATGAGGGAATTTTTGCGCTGGAACTCGCTGATTTGCGCGGGTCACGGTTGCCGCTTGTAGGCGGTATAGCCGATGCGTTTGACGATCAATCCGGCGTTGGTGCTTCGACTGGTTACTTTTATGATGCTGCTAACGACTGGTTTCGGGGCGCGATGCCAGCAACACAAGAAGTCCCGATAACCGGTGCCATCACTCAGGTTGGTACATCAATATTCACCCTTGCAACAAGGGTGTTCGCGCTGGCCCCAAACGAGACATTGAAAAGTATTGGCGTTTATTGCGGTTCAGTCGGAACGCAGACTGTTAAAATTGTTCGTCGCATTTCAGCGACACAAAGTGAAGTTATTCAAACTCACGACTTCACCGCAACCGTTGTTGGTTGGAATGATTTCGTTCTACCTACCCCATACATAGTTCCTGCGACCGGTACTTATCATGTTGCATGTGTTTTGTATCCGGTCACATTCTATTCTGTCACAGCTGGTAATCGACAGTATGCGACCGGCAATGCCCCGGTTGGAACGGGCACATGGACCGATGACACCGGCTCTCAAATTCCGCTGCGCGCCAACTATCTCGCGCAGAACATGGATTTGCAGTCGGTCGCGTACAACGCGGCAGCACAGCCAACAACCGCCAAGCTGACCATCCAGACATTGGAACCTACCACAATAGTCATGAACACCGATGTTATTGGTTACGTGTCTCGCAATAACGGGGCGACTTGGCAACAAGTGACTTTTTCACCAATTGCAACTTTGTTGGCCGGCAGTCCCAAGATGTACGAAAGCCCTGACGTGGATGTTTCAGCCATGTCGGCGGGTACAGCGATGCGCTGGCGAATTAGGACGGCGAACAACGTCGACACTATTCTTTCAGGTGTCGTTCTTCAGTGGAAATAAAGGAATAAAGTTGCAATGAAAATCACATCCGCATTTCTTTTCGCAATTGCACCGAACGCTAATCCGCTATACGTGGCAGATATCGTTCGGTATCAGGATATCTTGACGAAATACGATATCGTCACTCCAATGGATGTTGCACATTTCTTCGGTCAAATGGCAGTCGAAACAACCGGCTTCACCAAGCTTGAAGAAAACCTATATTACACCACAGCCAAGAGATTGCGCGAAGTGTGGCCGTCCCGGTTCAAGACCGATGCTGCCGCAGCACCATACGTGCGAAACCCGGAAAAGCTCGCCAATCTGGTTTACGGCGGGCGGCTCGGCAACACCGGACCAAATGACGGTTGGCTATATCGCGGATCGGGTGGTTTCCACACAACCGGCAAATACAACTATCAGGTTGTCGAGGATGCGACCGGCATCCGGGTTGTCGCTAGTCCACAGCTATTGCGGCAGTTCCCGGCAGCGCTCGAAAGCGCGGCGGTCTACTGGCGAGATAAGAAGCTCGCTCGATACGTTGGTGATGTGAAGGCGCTGACGAAAGCGGTTCAGGGCGGCACTGGCGGTTTGGCGGATCGCATCACCTATACAAACCGGGCGCTGAAGGCGGCGGGGGTGATTTCGGGCACACCAACCCCGGCACCGACGCCAACGCCGCCAGCGGTCGCTATTCCGGTGCTGCGCGTCGGGTCGAAGGGTGATCCAGTCAAGGAATTGCAATCCCGGCTCAAATCGCTTGGTTATTCGAGCGTCGGGAACATTGATGGTCACTTTGGCAGTTCGACAGAAGATGCCGTCCAGCTATTCCAGCGCAATCATGGTTTGATTGCTGATGGCATCGTTGGCAACGCCACATGGAAGGCGCTGATTAACGCAAAACCGGCTGATTATCGCGATCCGCCCAAACCATTGCGTGAACCCAGCGGTCTTGATAAGTTCGTGACTTGGTTGGTCGGGCTGTTCCGACGCTGAATGAAAGGGAAGATTAAATGAAGGTCGTTATTGTGGCACTGATTGTGCTGCTCGCCGCGCTGGTGGCGTTTGCCGTTCCATCGTTCGCGCAGGATGCGGGCGGTGTGGTGGTCATGGTGCCGCCTACCGAAGTCGTGTTTCAGTGGGGCGATTTCTTCGCCATTCTGCTAGCGAACATTGCCGATCCGCAGTCGGTGGCATGGACGGCGGTTGCTGGCGCGCTCGCTTGGCTGATCACCCGATTGCCCGCGCCGGCTCAGTGGGCGTTTAACCTGTTTAAGGTTGATCAGCTGCTTTTGCGCTCGCTTCAGGCGGCTATCAACTCGACCAAGGGGGCAACAGCGGGTCAGACCCTCAATGTCGCGGTTGGTTCTGAAGTGCTGGCGAAGGCGCTTCAGTATGCCATCGATAATGGTCAGGCATGGTTGATCAACTGGATGGGCGGCCGCAAGGGCATCGAAGAAAAGCTGATCGCCCGCATGGAACTTGGGACGGGCGTTGACGGTGCTGAACTGGTCAAGGCGGCTCATGCGATCGGTCCCGTTAAAATCACCGATCCCGTACCGAAGTAATCCGCTCGATATCGGTGATAGACGAAAGCCCGGTGTGAACCGGGCTTTTTGTTATGCGCCTGCCTGCTGCTCATAAAGGTTACCATAATTGCCCGACTTTGGCTCATAGCCGCCGCGCTGGTTCAACCAATCTTCGGCCTGTTCTTTCTGCGCCGGATACATGTCGTCTTCGGAAATCACGTTGATGATTTTGCCACCTTCATTACGCTTGTCGCGACCAACAATCGAGCAAGCTTCGCGACGGCTGGCGGCATAGGCATAATCGCCCCAAGAACATCCATTTTCACCACGCAATTCAATTTCATAAATGCGCTTGGTGATTTTTGCGTATCCGCCGTTTACGATGGTCATTTTGAATTGCTCCGGTTGGGTCGCGTTGTTGATAGTCGTTTATATAGCGATCCCAACCGGTATGTCAACCGACTAAAGTTAGGCCAACGATAAAAATCAATGCGCCGATGAAAACAGCGATGATGTTGAGAGGCCAATTGCGTTTGTAGGCATAATATATGTGACCGTTGATACCGATCAAAATCAACATTCCACCTATGAGCATGAGTGCCATTTGATAATACAGCGTCATTTAGAATTTCTTCCCGTCATCGAGTGCGCGCACTTCGGCTTTGTGATCCAGCCGCACCGCGTTGTAATTCATCTTCGCTTCGGCGGCGGCTGGCAAATCCCATTCATTGCGCTCAGCGATCATGTGGATGACGATCACAATACGCGCCAGATTGATTTCTAGCGCCGTCCGTGACGGTATGATGTGATCGGGTGCCGACTTGCGGAAACCTTCCATCGCGAAGCTGGTGAAGGTGTGCAGCAGATCGAACCAACCGGATGGGCCAATATACACATCATTGCCCCAATGCAGATTACCAAAGGTGTCAAGTCGGATGTAATCGGCCTGCCCAACGATAGCGATTGCTGACGCCATATCGATTTCGAGATAGCCGGCTAAGTCACCAATGCGAATGTCCACATCGCCGCCTTCAACCAATGCGCCCGGCAAATGCGGCAAATGATCATCCATATCACCGGAGCGATAGCCGCGCGACATTTCCGAAAGTTCGGAATGGATCAGGCAAAGCTTGGTTGGGACGGTAAGGCGGTCAGGGTCAACGTCTGGATCGCCATGGACGCGAGTAAAATATCGCTGTGATCCCTTCCACCAACCGGCGTTCACGCTGGCGGTATGGCAGGCATCGCGGAATTCATTGAAATTTTCGAGTGTGTAGCGCATGCGGGTTTCCTTCTGGGGTTAGCCCATATCAACGGCACCAGTAGTGCCGTTATCAACGCGGGCGGCAGACTTGCGACGGCGGCGGGGTGCGGCAGGCTTGATCGGCTGTACTTCGCCGGTTGCGCGGCCTTCAGCATCCTTGACAGCTTCATAGCCAAGCGGGATTACGAATGTTTTGCGGCTCTGTTCGGCAATAGAATTGCCATTGTTGGCGATAGCTTCGCGGACTTCATCAACCAATTTCGGCGCATTGAAGCCGTCAGCAAGATCAGTAACAACCACACCATCTGGCAAAACCCGTCGATTGCCGCGCCCAACCTGCTGAAGGTAACGTTCGTCGGTCGGCTTCAGCACATGGGCGCAAGCGAGATAGCCGGCCTTTGTGCGCTGAGTGTTCGCCAGCTGCTTGTTGATACGCTCGACTTCGATGTTGTGATGTTTTTGACCATCTTCAACTTCGGCTTTATACCGAATTTCTTCATTCAGAAGCTGTTCACGCAACGCGATTTCTTCGCGGTCGAGCGTGTCAATGATTTCCATCGTTTTGTTCAGATGGAATTCGGGATTTGCCATGTCCATGCGCCCAACTTCAACAAAGTTATCTTGAATTTTAGCGTTAGTGATCGCATGAAATGCAACCGCTGCGATATCCTCGCTGAGCGCTTTTTCAGCATCGGGCGGCAGCGGTGAAAGCGCCTTCTTTGCAAGTGCGGTGTTGTTGCGACGCCAAGGCCATTTGGGCATGATGCTTTATCCTATGATGAGTTTTTTAGCTTCGGTTTCATACCATTGATAGTTCAAGCGGTCAAATGAAAATTGCGACGATAGATTGCACTCACTGACTAAATATCCCGATTGGTATGCCGTGTCAGTCATTTCATATTTGCTTTTGTTTTTGGTGTGAATGCGTGGATCATGCACGTTGGGTCCGATTTCGGACATGATGCGATCAAAAAAAGCATCGTCCAATTTGTTGGCGCGTTTGTATTGCCCAATCTCACCCTTCGGCATGGCGATTTTATGAAGCGATCCACCATCCTTGCTGATGAAATAGCGGGTGATTTTTTGCACCGGATCGGGTCCGATATATAGCGTTGCGCCCTTCGGTGCTTTGGCGCGCAGCATGTAATCGAACGGGTCACGCCAGCAGTGCAGAAAGTGCAGGGGATCGCAGCCATGGACCATTGCGGCGACGGCAGCGCGTTGCACCACATGGGCGCTCAAATCCTTATGCCAAGCGCTAGGGCCGGCCTTGCTGACGGCTTCCGTCCAACCACCCTCAAACTGCGTGCCATCCGCGTACCAATAGGCACCCTTCAGCTTCAGCTTGCCGCTGCCTTCACTCTCGGCAACGTAGTTATTCACATCCCGAACCCACATGCGGGAATAATACGCCTTTTCCAGATCGAGCATGGTGAAGCGTTCCCACTCGGCATGAATGCGGGCGCACACTTCTTTCATGCTGCGATGAACCCGATAAGTCATGCCATCGGTGTTGATCTGGATCATTTGCAGCGTTGGAACGCGCATCAAACGTTCCGCCAGCATGCACAACATTAGCTGACCGTTGATCGTGATTTTCAGCAAGAATTGCTTATCGAGTAGCGGCGAAAACTCATTGCCACTGTCACCATACGAACCGTTTAGTGCCAGCTTCAGTGCACCGTTCTGAGCGGTCTTTTTGTCATACTTGAAGCGTTCCGCCTTCAGTCCCGAATATTCCTCAAAGAACCGCTCGCCAAGGTGTTCCGGGTAAAGCTTGTTGACGATAGCAACTGACGGATAGAGCGATGCAACGTCGATATCTTCCAGCATATATTCTTCATCGGCAGTCCATCGCTGATTGCTGACTGAACCGTGAATGCCACCCGTTCCGAAATGAAACGTGAAGTTGCTGATGGTCGCGCTAACATCCTTGAACACGCCTTTCGTGCTGATCGATTTCGGTTCGCTGCTGAAGCGCTCCGGTTGCTCGATTGGCTCACCATCTTCGCCGGTTAGGTTTTCAAGCTGATAGCTGGTCAAGACCTGTTGCTTGATCCATGTCAGGACGCGGATAAATTCCGGGTTGTCGAAGCTGATATATGGAAACACCACTTCAGCCATATCGACGCGGGTTCGAATGGTTTGCTTGGGTGCCTTGCGGGGTGTGAAGCTATAGCAGACATTCGCGCCAATGCGCTGAATGAGCAGTTCTTTGCCAAGCTTGGTATCGTTGAAGTTGATAACATCGCCTTCAATCTGCGAAGCCATTTCGCGCCGGAAAGCGATTGCTTCGGCTGAGATTAGCGCGAAGTTTTTCGTTTCCTTAACGTCATGTCGATTGTATGGCACAAGATATCGGTCAATCTGTTCGGCGCTCAGATGTTCGCGGAAATCAACAGGCATGTCCAATACGCTATGACTGCGCATGTTGAATTCCAGCCCCTTCAATGACTGACGCTTAGCCTTGTTGTCGAAGTGATGGATTTTGTATAGATCGATCTGGGGTGCAAAGCGTTGATCTTGCCAGATAGTCGAGCCAAAGCGGTCCTGACTGCCGATGATGTGCTGAGCGTGCGCATAAATATCTTCGACTGTGATTGAACCGGCATTCATGAAAATGTTGTGAATGACCGGGTAATCAAAATGCAAATTGTTATAGCCGATCATGTCGACTTTGTGTTGATGAAGCAGGTTGAACCATTGCATCAGTGAAACAATATCATTGCGACGGTGCGAAATTTCCCATGTGTAATTATCGTCGCTATCAATGCTTTCAGCATTCAGCGTGAATGCCTTCACAGTGGTTTCAACGTCATAGACAATCGCCCGCCCGATCAGCGCTTTCAGCTTTGCTAAATATTCGTCCGACCAACCGAACGGATTGACGTTGAAGTATGGGACGCCATGAATGGGGCTGATGATCTGGTTCATATGGTTTCCATCATTGAAAATGGGCGGCACCGAAGCACCGCCCACGACATTTAACCGGTTGCCTTAGTATTCGGTGGTTCCCGATCCATCGGCCTTGTAGAAGTATGGCCGGCCTTGTACGTCAACACCAGCCTGAACGCGCTGCGGTGCGGCAGGGGGCGCGGGCGGTGTCGGTGGCGCTGCCGGGGCGGCTGCAACAGGCTGACCGGGCATGCCGGGGGCACCAGCAGCAAAACCCGGCACCGGGGCGACAGCGGGCGCTACAGGCGCGGCAGGCTGACCGGGCATGCCGGGCAACCCACTAGTGGGGGATGCAGTCGGCAAACCGGGCGAACTGCTCGGCGTCGGCGCAAAGCTCGCCGGGCCGGGCACCGCACCGGGGGCAGGGGGCGGCAGACCATTGCCGGGTAAACCGTTTCCCGGCATCATCGGCGGTGCGCCAGTGGGTGCCAATGGTGTTGCACTCGCACCCTGCGGCAGAGCGGCAGGGCCAGCGCCGAACATAGCGGCAGCATCGGGACCGCGCATGATCAGCGTACCGAACCCAACGAACTGCACACCCTGCGGGTTCAGATAGAGGCCCGGCGACTGGCCGGCATGACCGTCAATCGAAAGCCCAACCTGAACATAATCGCCGGTCTTGAGCGCGTTGCCGCCGCCGATATCGAGCGGGTTGGCCTGCGCCCATGCGGTGCCGTTCCACACGAACACTGGCGGCGGATTATCGAGGCGCGATTTGATCGCCAACACGAAACAGCCGGCATAGCCTTCGCGGTCGCTGTAGGGCTTCGATGGAATGCCCTTCGCCGGAACTGCCGGTGCCATGCTGTCACCGTCAACGAACTTGTATGCGAAGCTGTCCTTCAAGTTCGGGTTGTATTCGGGTGCGACACCGTTGCAGACCTTGGCAGCTTCTTGCTGCATGATCGGCCAGATGGGACCGAATTCGGCCTTGGGGATCGCCAGACCAAACGCATATTCCCAGATCGGCTGACCATTCTTGTCAATCGCCTGAACCTTGGTCTTGTCGTCAATAACCGGCTGCTTGATGTGGGGAACACCCCACACGATACGTCCGGTTGCCGTAGTGATTGCAGTTGCCATTGTTTACCCTTTCGAAGGTGTTGGCGTTGGTTACAGTGGTGTCGGCATCCATTCCGATTGGAATGACTTGTGACGACGATGAGTGCGACGAATTAGAAAATTCCACGATCCAATGCGAATACCGCGTTCAATTCGCCAATCTTCGCATGTCTCGCTGACCGGTCTAACATTGGTCCGATAAAAGAGCCACACGAAAAACCATTTTCGTTCTTCAACATAAACATCGCCGGCATCGGATGTGATAATTTTATGAGCCGACATTTTGGTTATCCCTTTGCGGTTGGCGGTTTGAACATCTTCCCCGCAACTTGCGAGGCGGTTTTGTTGACCAGCTTGAAGCCGGTTGAAGGCCGTTCGGTGAACGCCTGTAGAATAAGCGGGCTGATACCGGCCCTTTCGGCTTGCTTCGGTGTCGGCAGTTTCTTGACCGTTATGTCAATGCCGGATACAGCTTTGATCATTTCCGGCGTTACACCGCTTCTGAAGCGAGTATTGGCATATGTCGGTTCGGTGTACCAATCGTTGAAGAATTGACCATCATTATAGCGATGTGTCAACAATTCTTCATAGGCTTCTAACAATCCCTTGCCGCGTGCCAGCGCTTTGCGCAGTAGCAGAATTTCATGCGACAATTCTTCATTGTCAAGCTTGTCATTGAATGCCGTTGCCGACATATCAACCATGTTGTAACCGGTGCGTCGTGCTGCCGTGCAACTGGTAAGAGCGGGGCACTTATAGCAGTGATCGCCAGTGTGAGTGTCAAAAGTGATGTTGGCAAGCTTTTCAGCCATGCGCAAATACGCTTGCTCAAATCGCTGATAGCTTTCGAATTCCCATGAACGTTTCTTGCCGTCCGGATGATGCGGGCGCGGCTGGTGAATGTTCAGGATGATCTTTGCCGGTGCGATCTGGTGTTTGATAATCCAACCCATCGCTTCAGCAACAAGCTGCCAATTATCAACCGGCTCAACAATACGATGACCATATTTCAATTCATCGACTGTCAACGTTTGCGTGTTGGGATCGTATGTCGCCAGATCAAGCCGGCAATTGATCTGCACTTCAGGGCTTAGCTGAAAATTAACCGTTTCTTCAATGTGGATCGTCGCACCATATGGAACGCCATCGGTGACGGTGCGCGAAAGTACATCCTGAACAAACGGGTCAACAGCTTCGGCCATTTCAACCGTTATCCACACACCCTCAACCTTGCGGTCAACGAATTCGATCACATCGGTAAATCGCCCGCTCAGCACTTCAAGCGCAATGAAATGCGCCGCCCGGCCTTCGCGCCTATCGTCCGATTGAAGCTCATCATCCGGTACTTCGGACGGTGGCATATGATGCGATCCGTTGCACCGTGCAACACGATTGAGCGCGTGAGCATTGAGCGTAATCATGACAAACCGTGCCCAACATCTTTCAATGCGAGCGCGACGAAACCGGTTTCAATGCCGTATTGACCACCACGCAAAACGAACGTGATCGTTGCAAACAGCGAGGTTTTACTATCGCCTTCAACGAATGGCATTGGTGGCATCATGAAAGCGCCCGGCCCTTCGCGTTCCGGGTCATGATATGTCAATTCAACGGTATCGCCGGCCTGAAAGGCGCGATCATCCTTGCGAACTTCGAAATTCTTCACACCATCTCGAACGGCACGAAACATTGCCGGGTGTGTCTTTAGAACGTGATGCATGGCGGGATTTCCTTGTTGATGCGGTGGTGTCGGTTTATCCGACACCACCGATATATAAGCCGCGACTTATGCGAGGCCGACGACGCGCTTTTGCTCGACAAGGATGTTGTAAGCCTTGGCGATCTGCGCCGCGTCGTTGGCGATCATCGGCAGTTCAGCAATACCAAGCTGAGCATTCAGCCAAGCGATGAACGCTTCATCGATCAGGACGGGGGTTGCCGTCATGCCGTTGCTGACAACCTGCATAAGACCAGCGAAGTCGAGCGTTGCGGCGGCCGGTGCCGGGGCGGGCGCTGCAGGTGCCGCTGGTGGTGCTGCCGGAACAACGGGGGCGGCTGGCGGTGCGGCGGGAACAACCGGTGCTGCCGGGGGCGCTGCGGGTGCGGTCGGCGCGACAGGTGCGGCGGCTGGTGCAACCGGGGCGGTCGGCGCGGCCTGAGCCGGGATGCTGGCGGCACCAGCGGCGCGAAGCTGAGCTTCAACGCTTGCGATCGTTGCCGCGTCAACACCCTTGCCCTTGCGCCAAGTGCCGTCCGCAATCTTCGACTTCTTGCCGCTGTGAATGCGAGCATCCCACGGCATGCCGGCGCTATCGACTTCGCCGGGAACGACAGCGGCGACGGGTGCAGCGTCATCTTCATCATCATCACCGGGGATGGTTACAATGACAGGTGGTGGTGTCATCGTTGTGCTGCCGCCAAGAGCAGCGAGAATGCGGGCGATATCGGCGGGTTCGCTAGTGTTGATTGTCAGGGCGAACTTATGGGTCATTTGAGGTATCCTCTCGTTAAGGCGTTGACTGGAACGCTGTTAATCGTCTACACCGGTTGGTGAAATGATGCAACATCGAAATGCGGGAAAAATGACAGAATTTATTATCAACGCTGACACCTATCTGCGGTTGTCTAAGATCGCATTACAACCGGATGAACAGCACACAAAAGACGGCAATGTCACACCATTTGATACAAGTTTGCGCAGCGTTCGTATCGAACAGGATGGTGGTGTTGCTCTCGCTGTTGCAACATGTGGCAAACTGCTTGCCGTCGAATGTCTGAGCGATTGCGGTGACGATGGTGTATTGAATGTCACCATTGATCCGAAGTTGATCGCTATCGCTCAAGCTGAACTGGAACAGTCGGGATCACTGATAATTAAACAAGCCCCCGGTTGGACAATTGCGCGGGGTTCTGCGACTGGCACCATGTATCCCCTGAACGCTGAAATCATCGGTGAATGGCCGAATTGGCGTGATCTGATCCCCGCCCGCCAGCCAGCTAAGAACAATGGTGCATTTGTGTTCGATGGTCAATGGATCGGGCGCATGGGGGCTTCAGCCCCATCCGGTATTTTCGTTCTGCCGCGCTGTTCCAACGTTGACGCGGCAGTTGTGGTGCGAGATACCATTGATCCGAATTGGATGGGCGTATTCTTGATTTCCGACCGTGAAAACAAGCAAGAGCCTGCCGAAGTTCCGGCATGGTGGCAGATATGAAAACACTCAGCGTTTTCTTTGTGTTCTATGGTGCCGGCTCAGGCAACATAACAATGGTCGTAATTGGCGCAATTTTCTACATATGGTTCGTACTATAATGACGCCCTTTAAGATGATTGCTGACAACGATTGTTTGCGCACATGCATTGCGTCGTTGCTCGATATGGGTCCGGTTGCCGTGCCTAATTTCATGGAAAATCCAGACCGTGAAACCGCCGATGTATGGGACGATGTTCGGCGTTGGTTGCGTTCACAGGGCAAGTCGTTATGGATGGCTGCATATCCCGGCGAACTTGAACTTGAAGCCGTTCTGCAATCGGTCGCCGCAATGAACCCTGACATGTATTACATTGTCGGCGGTTTCGCCGCTTATCATGATCATGTCGTTATTGCGCTCAATGATAAAGTCGTTCATGATCCGTCGCGTATGTCACCCGGTTTGACCCGCGCGGCAACCGGTTCTGATGGTTCACGATATTGGTATATCGCTACGTTGGTCAGCGATAAGATGGTTAAGCACTCATGAAATATGCCGGTATCGGTGCGCGCAAAACGCCCGCCTCAGTTCAAATTCAAATGCAGTCTATTGCCCGGTCATTTGATGCACGCGGCTTTCTGCTACGTTCTGGCGGTGCTGGTGGCGGCGATACCGCTTTTCAAACCGGCTTGTTGAACGGTGATCATTGTGAAATCTGGCGTCCCGAACACTCGACACCGGATGCCTATGATTTGGCCGCGAAATATCATCCGGCTTGGGAAAAATGCAGTGCTATTGCTCAGGCACTTCACGCCCGCAATGGTTTGATTATGCTTGGTCGCAATCTCAATGATCCGGTTGATTTCGTCGTGTGTTGGACGCCGGGCGGCGCTATCACTGGTGGCACTGGTCAGGCATTGCGTATCGCTGAAGCTTATCAAATCCCGGTGTTCAATTTCGCAACTGATCCATTCATGACAAAATTGTTTGTATGGTTGGCCGATAAATGAACCTTCCAATTCTTCGCCCGTATCAGATGAAGGGGCATGTTGAAGTTCGCGGGTTGTGGCAAAAGCTTGGCCCGCGCTCTAACGTGTTGCGTATCCTGCCGACTGGTGGCGGCAAATCCGTTGAAGTAGCGTATGAGGTAGCGACAAGCGATGCTGAAGGCACCGCGCAGTGTGTGATTGCTCACCGTCAAGAACTTGTTTCTCAAATGTCATTGCACGTTGGCCGCGCTGGTGTGCGCCATCGGATCATAGGGCCAAATAATGTCATTTCATCGATTGTCGCTGATCATCGCCGTGAGTTTGGTCGTTCTTTTGTGGACCCTAGCGCCCGATGTGCCGTTGCAGGCGTTGATACTCTGGTATCTCGACGGCGAGATTTAGCCGTTTGGGGCGCTCAAATTGGCAAGTGGGTCATTGATGAGGCTCACCACGTATTGCGCTCCAACAAATGGGGCACGGCTGTTGAGTTGTTCCCCAATGCCTACGGCCTAGGCGTCACCGCATACGAAAAGCGGGCAGATGGTGCCGGCATTGGTCGCAATGCCGATGGCGTGTTTGATGACATGTCGATTGGTCCGAATATGCGGACGCTGATCGATATCGGCTCATTGACTGATTATCAAATTGCCGTTCCTGAAACCGATTTTGACCGCGACAACCTGAAGATTACCGGCTCCGGCGATTTCAGCCCCAAGGGCATGAAAGAAGCATCGGAAAAATCGCACATCGTCGGTGACGTTGTTGTCAATTATTGCCGTTTCGCGCTCGGCAAGCAGGCGATCGTTTTCGCCACCGATGTTGAAACATCGAACAAAATGGCCGCGCAGTTTAATGCTGTTGGCATCCCCGCCGCTGCTGTGTCGGCACTGACTGATGATACTGTTCGTCAGGAATACATTCGTCGTTTCCGCGCCGGGCAATTGCGGGTTCTGGTCAACGTTGATTTGTTTGGTGAAGGTTTTGATCTTCCGGCCATTGAAGTCGTGATCATGGCCCGTCCGACAGCATCGCGTTCGGTTTACCTTCAGCAGTTCGGACGGGCGTTGCGTCTGATGGAAGGCAAGTTGTTCGGCCTCATCATCGATATGGTGTCGAATTTCAAACAGCATGGTTTCCCGGATCGCCCGCGTGATTACTCGTTGGATCGCCGCGACAAGCGCGCCAAGCAAACGCCCGATCCCGATGAAATCGAGCTACAGCGTTGCACCAATATCGTGTCATGCGCCCGCGCATTCGATGGCGCGTTGAAGGAATGCCCATATTGCAAGACACCCGTTCCCAAGCTGCTGCCGGGGCTTGGCGGCGGCGGGCGTGACCTGAAACAGGTTGATGGCGATCTGACATTACTGGATGCTGAAACGCTTAAGAAGATGCGTGACGAAATCAAACTCCCCTCATTCGCTCAGGTCGCCAGTCAAGCATCATTCGCCACCGGTTCGAATGGCATCGGTCAGTTCAAGGCGAACCAGCACCATGAAAAGGTATTGGCTCAACAGCAGCTTCAGACAACACTTGACCTATGGGCCGGTCATGAACTGGCGAAGGGTCGCAGCACCGACGAAAGCTATCGACGGTTCTATCTGACAACTGGCAAGAGCGTGCTGGAAGTGCAGCACAAGGATTTGAGCAAAGCGGAATACGAAAAGACCCGCGCTCTAGTTGAAGGATGGATGACAGCATGAAACGTTGCAGCGCCTGCGGGGAACATAAAGAATACACTGAGTTTCACCGGGATAGCCGCCAAGCAGATGGCATGATGTATCAATGCAAATCATGTCGTCGCATCTTGCGTCGTGAAAGCTATGAACGCAACAAACACAAACAAATTGCCCGTCAGAGTGAACGACGCGCGGCCATATTGGCCGATCCAATATCCAAGCGTGAATTCTATTGGGTCAGAAATCTCAAACGTCGCCATGCAACGGAATTGAAAAATGCGCGTATCGGCTAATCCACCCGTCCTAGTCGAGCGTGATGGACAGTGGTTCATTCGCATCACTGACGGCAACCTAGCTATTGAAGCGCCTATTGGCGAATGGTTTGCCACTCAGTTCATCACGCGGCTAGTGATCCCCAAGCTTGTATTGAATGTCATGAGGGATGATCCGAAATGAGAGAAAGCGCAAACAGTTCCGTCAACACACTATTCGCGGCGGAATGTGGGATACTACTGCAACGCAATAACGTTGGTGCTTGTCAGGATAAAACCGGGCGATTGATCCGGTATGGTCTGATGAATGAAAGCGCCAAGCAAAACGAAATCATCAAATCCAGTGATCAGATCGGCATTACACCAGTGCTGATTACTCAGGAAATGGTTGGGCGTGTCGTGGGTGTCTATACGGCACTTGAAGATAAGCGCAGCGATTGGCACTTGACGCCCGCTGATACCCATGGTCAGGCTCAGGCAGCATATCACCGGTTGGTGATCAACTATGGCGGCTATGCCGGCTTTGTCACATGCAAAGCCGATGTGCTGAGAATAACGGGGCTAGGACGATGACGGCACGTTCAGGGATTGATATGCGCGGGGCACTGCTGAACGCGGCGCTCATCGTCGCGCGTGATGGGCTGGCGTGTGTCACCCTGCGAGGCATCGCCAGCCGGCTAGGGGTGGATCACCGCACGGTTATCTATCACTTCGGCACCATTGACCAGTTTCGGCAGGCCGTGGCCGCTGAAGGGCTGGCGCGCGATGATCAGCGCGTTATTGCCCGACTGATCATAGACAAACACCCGGCAGTTGATGACTTGCCGGGTGCGGATCGCGTTCGGTATTTGACGGCGGCGGCTGGTTAGTCGGTATCGACAATCTTGATGCCGGCAACAGTCAGATTGGTTAGCTGACCAAAACCGGGGCCGCTCTTGAACATCGGCTCTTGCTCGGCACGGATCATTTCCGAAAGCATCGCTTCGGTTTCTTCCGGTGCATTGCTCAGTTCGGTTTGTGCCGCCGTCGCCTGTTCGTCGGTCAATGGCAACATCAACGTCATTTCAATCGTCATCGTCGCGGTTAGGAATTTCATTCCTTTAGTCCAATCTCAGGGTTGCCGTTGGCGTTCATGCGGATGAATTGAACACGATACATGATTGCGTTCATGAAGAATGGGTTGCTGAGCCGTGCGGCAGAACTCGCACGTTCAAGCAAGGCGATATTTCCGGGTGTCTGATCGATCAATTCAATCACCAATGTTGCCGGATGATATGTATTGAATTCAAATTTAATCATCGCGGTACTGCCTTATTGGTGCGGGCGGTGTTGATGGCGGTTCGTCGTCAAGGATGCTGCGGCGAAATGTGAAGTGACTGGCAATGCGTGTCATCTGTTCTGGGTTGGCTGCAAATACCATTGTCTTGTGCTTATGGAAATCGACAACCGGAGCGCGGTGATTGCAGACGGTACAATGATTGCGCCCCGCGCCGCCGTTGCTGGCGTCACTGGTGACGTTGTGCGATCCGCATTGCGGGCACCGGGCGGCGGTCATGATAGCGCCACTGAGAAAAGCAGCACGATACCGAAAAGTGCCGCACATACTGCCGGCGCGATCCGATCCGGTGCCGGAAACACAGTGATGTAAGCCAACACCAATACCATTCCGGCTATGAATGCTTCAAACTGATCGAATGTCATGACCGACCATCCCAAGCATAATCATTTTCATCATGCATCCCTTTCAGTCGGGTGACACGTAAGCGGCAATTCAGTTTGCGCGTTATTGGAACATTCCATTGACTTTGAGAGCGCGTCTTGACTTTGTTATCAACCGTTTCGGTTGTGCCATCTGAGCGGCGATAATTGTTAACGAAAAATGGTGTGGTCATCATTTGATTTTCCTGATCGCATCAACGATGGCTTCAGCGTTCTTTTCACAGAGAACGAATTCCGCATGCTTTTTGTCGTCAGTCCGGTAGAAAAATGACTTTTCCGGTTGGACCATATCGACTTCAATCGTCGGGCTTAGATCGACCGGCGAAAGTTCCCGAATGACATAGGTTATGTCGCCATCATCCCAATGTGTGTTACCCCATGTCTGCATAACAAACTTCGGGTTCTTCAGCAGAGTGTGGGCGGCTTCAATCTGCTGTTTGCGGATGCTGCGCCGTCCCATCACATCACCAGCATTGCGAGTGCGGCGACGATCAGGGTGAAGCCTGCGATGAATTCGATGTTGATCATTTGCGGTAAATCTCATGTTTCGCCGGGGTATAGCCGGATGTTGGAACGTATGCCCGAACAAAAACCATCGGACGCATGGTATCGGTGATCAGACCGGCATCAATCAATTCTTGGATGACCTTGCGGCGCTGACCATGCCATTCAACTCGATAGTACCGCCCCTGCTCAATCAGGTTGAGTGTCTTGGCTGCTACCTTCGAAAGCTTGGCAACACGTTTATCGTATGTGATGCGGTTCATTCTGTTTTGCTCGCTTGTTTGATCATGCTGGCGTTGACGCGCAGAATTGCGGTGTTGCCGGCATCTAATGCTATCTCACATATTTGGAGTGTTGGCAATAGTTCGTTCATGGTGAACTGAGCGGCGTTTGTGGCGTCAATGACGTTTTGATTGCCGTCCAATTCACCGGCCATGATTTTTGTTCGTTCGCGCTCTGAGCGATACCGGGCGGCAACAACCGCCCGGCCAATGCGTCTAGCTCGATTGGTAATGATCATTCAAGGTTGTCCGCACAGCACCACTTGAAATGTTCAAGCGTTGGAAAAAACACTTCATATGCTTCGATGCGGCTAGGCATAATATTGACAACAAAGCCGTTGCGGTCGGTGATATCGTCAAGCTTGGCGGCATTGGTCGCGATGTAGCGCACCGGTTGGCCGCGCTTGAATGTCTTTGGTGCCTTCATGGTCGGCACATCGCGCCATTCAATCGTGCCATCGCCCATATTCCGCCATGCCTGTTGCAGCTTACCGGTGTGATGCTGGCGGATATCGGGCAGAATTTGGAATGACTGAAGTTCAGCAGTGCCAAGATTGAAGTTCACAATGAAATTTTCAGCTTCGATAACATGCCGTATCGGCTCAGCGATGCGGGCAAGGTGCTTGAAACTCCAGCTGCATGTCATCTTGTCGTCATTAGTATAGTATGCAAGGTCAGGGCCGATGCTTTCGACCTTGAACGTATCGCCAATGCACTGAGTATTGCCAGCATAGCCGTGAATGCGAACCCAACAACCGACTTCGATAGTCTGACGGCGGAAGAACTGGCGGACGCTTTCATGCGTCCATGAGCGAACACCGTTATTGTCAAAATCGACAATGGTTTTGTCTTTTTCGACGGCATAGATGGTCGCATGTGACTTGCCGGTGGTGCAATAGATGCGATCGCCCGGCATGAACTCATGGGGCGGCTGATCCTGCAATACGGGTTCAGTGACGCGCACGACATTCGATGACAGATATCCGACGCGGGCGACATTATAAATTGTTACATCCCCGCCCGCGTCAACGATTTCATTCACCTCGCCAATATAGGCATTGCTGCTTGCTATGTTATAGCGCACATGCGATCCGATTTCGATAGGTTCGCGGCGAAGGTTGGCGGTCATGCAATGACAGATGGTGTTTTGATCATCGAATTTGATGCCGGTGGTTGAGCCGGAAAATTCAGGATACGGATGTGGCGCGATGGTGCCGGTTTTGCCATTGAGATTGGTAGCGTAACCGCCTTCATAAATAACGCGGTCGCCAATCATGAGGTTGATGGGCTGGTTGTGGGTGGTCATTGAAAAACCTCTATATGTAGTGGGTTGCGGGTTCAGATAATCAAACGCTATCTTGTGGGTTCCCCGCTGTCAACGGGTTGTTTCATATTGCTTCATAGTGTAGACCTTCCCGCATGACTGATAACCCGTACACATTAACCGTTGTGGATGCCTGCCGTTTGGCCGGTTGCTCACGCGCAACGCTATGGCGCTGGATCAATGCCGGGCGCTTCCCTGAACCCAAGAAAATTGGTGTCGGTCCTAATGGCCGCGTTCGATGGTGTCAGGCTGATTTTGATCGCTATATCAAGGAACAGGCGGAATGAAATACAAGAAGGCATGGCACTCAAAAGCGCCGCGTGTTTATGAGCCGTTTGATCCCGCATACACCCTGACATATGACGACATTTTGCGATTGACGCCTTATAACAATCTCAACCTTCGCTCAGCCATCAAGGCCGGCGAATTTCCAGCACCAAAGCATTTCGCTCATAGTCATGTGCGGTTCAATCCCGATGACGTTGAAGAATGGTTGCGCTGCAAAGCTAATGGCGAAGTGTGGCGGAAAGCATGACACAAGACTATAACGCCGCCTTGAATTACGTGACAGCGCTGACCGGTTCGCCCGACACCATCATGCAATGGCGTGGCATTCACGACACTGATCGTTCACAGAAGGGGTTCAACCGCGCCGGCTCACTCGCTCAGGTGTGGAATGAACTGGTGCAATGGCAAACTGAAGGCCGTGGCATCTTTGTTATCATCAATCAGACTGATGGTATCGGGCGTGAGGCGCAGAACGTTACTGCCGTCCGCGCCCACTACGTTGATTTGGACGATGTGATGCAATCGGGTGCCCGCTATAATCAGGCGATGGAATGGGCATTGAAACCGCATTTCAGCGTTTGGTCATCACCCAACAAATATCATATCTATTGGTTGGTGTCGCCATATGTGCCGGGTGATTTCTTCAGCACGATCCAACGCAAGCTGATCAAAACCTTCGATAGCGATAAGACCATTTGGGATGCACCGCGCGTGCTTCGCGTGCCGGGCTTCTATCATCTTAAAGACCCGGCCAACCCGCATATGATCCAATTCTATGCTGGCACCGGCTGGGGCGCTGCGCCTCACACCGCTGAGCAATTCCAAGCGATGCTAGCCGGTGTCGTGGATGCTGGCGGCGGTACGGGTGACAACAGCGGTCTTGGTGATCCCAAGCTTGCTGCGCCGTCGCTTGAATGGCTGAAGCATGCGATGGAAAAGCTAGACCCGAACACAATGGATCGGGCGGAATGGATCAAGACCACTGCCGCATTCAAACAGGCCGGTTGGGCGTTCGGTGAAGCCGTCATTAAACCAATATGGGATGAGTGGTGCGAGCAATACACTGGCGATCCGACAGCCATTCCGCCTAAGCCCGGCAACAATCCCGGCGAGAACAACAAGCAATGGAATTCCATCGGCACCACACGCGCCGGCTGGCCGTCGCTGCTGAAGGCGTCAGGGCTGCTTGCACAACAGATGTTCGGGAATGGGCCGGGGCAGATGCCGGCACCAGTTACGCCCGGTCCCGGTGCCCCGCCCATTCCGCAAGATGGTGGCGCACCGCCTATGCCCGGTGGATCGCCGCTTAGCCCTAACCAGTTGGGCACCATGCTCACGCCAGCTGAACAGGCGATCTATTTTGCCGGATGCTATCTGATCGAAAAGGATGGCAAGATTTTAACGCCGCGCGGGCGGTTCATGGATGCCGGGCGCTTCAATGCCAAGTACGGTGGCAAACAGTTCATCATCAAGGCCGATGGTGGCGGCGGTTCAACAACGGATGAAGCATGGAAGGCTGCAACACGCGGCCAAATCTATCAGGTGCCGAAGGTTGATCACATCCGCTTTCTGCCGTCCGAAACACCCGGCGCGATCATTGAAGATGAATTGGGACGCAAAGGCGTCAACACCTATATCCCTGCCAACATTTCATATGTCGATAGCGGTGTTGGCGGCGAACTGGCATTGCCATTCGTCAACCATCTGCGAAAGATTTTGCCGACTGAGCAAGATGTTCTGATCCTGTTGAATTACTTCGCTCGCATCGTTCAATCCCCAGGCGTAAAAATTCCATGGGCACCGGTCATCCAATCGGCTGAAGGTGTCGGCAAAAATGTCATCAAGTTTTGCATGACGCACGCGGTCGGCAAGGTCTACACCTATTACCCGAAAGCGGCTGAACTCGCTGAAACAGGTGGCAAGTTCAACGCATGGATGCGCAACCGGTTGTTCATTCTCTGCGATGAAGTCAAGACCGACGACAAGCGCAACCTGATCGAAGCGCTCAAAGATATGGTGTCGGAAGAAGTCATTGAAATTCAGGGCAAGGGTGTTGACCAAGACATTGAGGATAATTTCGGCAACTGGTGTTTCTTCACCAATTGGGAAGATGCAATCCCGATTGATCGCAAGTCGCGGCGTTGGGCTATTTTCTTCAGCAAACTACAAACTGAGGATGATATCCTGAACGCTGGCATGGATGCCGCCTACTTCAGTTCGCTCTATAACTGGATACGGCACGGCAACGGCAAGCAGATCGTGGCGCACTACCTCAAGCACTTCGCCATTGACCCGGCGCTAGACCCGGCAATCAATCAGCGGGCACCTAAGACCAGCAGCTATGACGCGGCCATTGTGGCCTCGCGCACCGCACCGGAACAGGCGATTGTTTCGGCTATCGAGCATGGCCGGCCCGGCTTCAAGAATGGATGGGTGTCGAGTGCTGCCGTTCAGACCGTCATCAAGGAAAACGAATTGAAGGTGTCGCACATGGCTATCGGGCGCATCCTGAAATTCATGGGCTATACGATGATCGGTCGCGCCGCCCGCACATGGTATCAAGAGGATAACAAACAGCCCAATCTATGGGCGCTATCGCCTGACGCTCAGGTCAATCAATATGGGCGTGACCAAGGATATGAATGAAGAAACCCCCGGTGATGAGCCGGGGGTTTTTGTTAGTTGCCGAGTTTCATTCGACGGCCTCACCGAAGGTTACGGGGAAGATCGCATATTCGCGCGCGGCCATGGTGCCCCAATCGATCAGACCGCTTGCGTCGGTGCGGTGGCTCATGATCTTGATATCGGCAGCGATCCGGTTGCGAGCCTGTTCGATGGTCTGGCAGAACGTGCCCCGTCCCGTTTCGCCCGCGATATCATCTTCATGGGCCATAACGGTGTAGCGGTGCCCTTTACCGCGACCGGGGCTGGTATCTTCGACCAGCTGAGCCATGACTAGGAATTTGCCGGTTGGTGCGGTGATGGTCATTACTTGAACCCTCTCATGCGGGCGATTTCAAAGGCGTTGATGGCGAGAAGGAATTCGCCACGATCATAGGCGGCGGTTTCGTATCGAGATACTACCGTACACCCTTCAGTTTCGGTTGCTGCTTTGAAGAAATCAACTTCAGTGTCTTTTGACACAAAATCGAATTCCTTCTGTTCACGAATGCCAATGGTGGTGTTCATGAATTCGACGCGGATGTGATAGATGGTGGTCATTTCTCAGTTCCCTTGTTGATGACTTATGTATATGCGATGTGTTCGGTGTTGTCAACAGTTGACAATACCGGTTTGATCGTTTTAGTGATAGCGGCATCAACCGGAGAAATGAGCGATGACCATCAAATTCAATTTCGAACGCACTAGCGAAATGTTTCGCACCTATTGCGTCAGTTGGCAGGATGATACGGCCCGTTATCATGTGTGGGCGCAGGGTAGTATCTTAGAAGATGTGATACATAAGAACCCATTGCAGCGCGCCGATGGCAGTTATCCGAACCGGGGCGATGCGGGCTATTTTCCACATCGGGCGCTCGACGGGACGGCTGCGGCGAATGCGGCGGTGATGGGTCAGATCAGGGAATTGATCAAGGCCGGCGCGCTTGATGAAGCTGATCTGGTGGAAATGAAGCGGCGGGAAAATGCGGCGGCTGAAATCAGGGCGATCAAAATTAATCGTCGTCGGTCACAACTTTTGAAAATTGCTGAAATTACGGGTGTTGTTGAGCTTCAAAAATTTGTTGAGCGTTCAACGGATGATGAAATTCATAATTTGCGTGATTTTTGATTTAATCCTAGCAGTAACTTCAAGACCCTTGATGCTACTTCAAGACCCTAGCGAAGTGGTGAAGTGATTGATTTTGTTGGGTTAATCGGCCTGACTTCGCTTACTTCACGACTTTTGCGTTTTTCCGGTCTGCGGCCCCTGTACGGGGCTGGCGTGGTGGGCCTCTCCTATCCCCCTTTATTATCCCCTCTCAATATAAGAAGTAAGTGAAGTAAGTGAAGTTGAGGGATAGTGGCTTGAAATCGTTGGGGTATTTTCAGCAAGACCATAGTGAAGTATCATGCTAGCAAGTGAAGCGGTCCAAATTGGGGGATTATGCAAGGGATCGCTTGGTTTATTGATTGATAAGCCGTCACTTATATGGCTTTCGATGGTTTAAGGGTTGAACGATTTGACGGCATTGGATAAATTGCCGTCCGAAATGGAGAATTGATTGATGAGCGATGTGTTTGTGTTTGGTAGCAATCTTGCCGGTCGCCATGGCAAAGGCGCTGCACGCGATGCGGTGGCGATGCATGGTGCAATCTATGGTCGCGGTGTTGGCATGCAAGGCAATAGTTACGCGATACCGACCAAGGATTTTAATTTGCGTTCGTTGCCGTTGCCGGCGATTGCCGGCTATGTGCAAAATTTCTTAGCGTTCGCCCGAATGCACCAAAACATGAATTTTCAAGTAACCGCCATCGGCACCGGGCTTGCCGGCTATACAGCAAATCATATCGGCCCTATGTTCAGGAATGCGCCGGCTAACTGTAAGCTGCCGCCCGAATTTGAGGTTTATCGATAAATGGCACACAAGACGAACGACGCTGTTCGAGCGGCGGCAGCATTGGCGGTGATGACGCAACATGACAACGATGTGATGTTGACGGCATACGATCAGTTGCGCCCAACCGAACGGGTGTTCGTTGATGTGTTCTGCGCCACTGACAGCCCAATCAAGGCCATGCGCGCCGCTCAGCCGGCCATTGAGGAACGTTTGCTTAATCTGCGGTCAACCGACTTCTTGAAGCGCCCATTGGTGCAGGCGGCTATTGCGCAGCGCATCAAGGATGCGACTAGCAAATATGAAGTGACACTTGATCGCACCATCAAGGAAATCGCCAAGATCGGTTATTCGAACGTTGAAGATTACATTGACGTTGACGAACACACCGGCCTGCCAACCATCAATCTCAACAAAGCGGATCGCGATCAAATGTCAGCGCTGAGCGGCTTTGATGTGAAGGAACTCAAATCCGGCAAGATCGTCATCACACCGCGCATTCACGACAAAAACAGCGCGCTCGACAAGATGATGAAATACGTTGGCGGATATGCACCAACCGGCAACGGTGCCATCAACATCAATATGAACGGCAACACGAACAACTTGCAAATCAACAACGTAACCGATACGATGACGGACGCTGAAGCCGCCGATGTGTATCAGCGGTCACTAGAGGAATAAACAGATGACCAAACATGGCAAGGCACCCGGTCAGGGTGAAGAATTTACAATGTGCGGGCTGAGCTTCGATGCTCACGCAAGCGGCGATCACGACGAACCGGTTGTGTTTGCGAAA